ACATCGCCGTGCCGGACGGTATATTCGCCCATGCGCCGGTAAAGCTAGTCGCCGTAACAGATCCAGTAAAGGTAGATCCGCTAGAGTTAATAGTAAGCCGCGTTCCGGCGTTAGTCTTAACCGTAAAGTTACGGTCGTCACTTACATCGAATATAGAATCCGTTGAATCCGCCGACATAACTGTGCGGGATACGCCGCCAGATGTCGAGATCTGAATAGCGCCGCCAGCTACGTCAATAGCGTTTGCGGGTGTTGCGGTGCCAATACCTACCTGACCTGTCGTGTCAACAACAAATGGCGATGAGTCAGGATCCGCGGAGTCTTGCACTCTAATAGCCGCGCCTGCGCCCGTTTGCGTGACAAGAAGCGCTGGGCCAGAAGTATTGGCAGAAATGGTGACGTTACTGGAAAAGACCGGCGACAACGCCGTAGATGGCGCGGCAATATTATCGACCGTCCAAATCTCAGTGCCTTCGGAGTTTGTCAGTTTAAATTTATAGTTAGCTGACGATAACCAGATATTAGCTTCGCCACGCGAATCCAACACAATAGGATTGCTGTTCGCCGTCGCTGCGGTTGAGTCCGTGTAGGTCGCCTGCGGCGTGGTCGTGCCAGCTTCATAAGTATAGAGAAAACCGCCTGCCAGCGGTATGCCTGCGGCGTCAATAAACTGAGCTTTAGCGGTGGGCGATACAACAGCCATTTAGACACCTACACAACTTGTAACGGTCAGGATGACCGAAGGAATAGCGGGAACGGGGCTAGACGCAGCCACATAAGGTATTCTGACGTTTGTGCTATCTACCGAATATATAAGTTCAAAATAATCACCGGTCTGAAGGTTTAGCACGAAATTCCACGCCGCAACAGCCGCCGCGTTAGACCCGCCGCCTAAAGTTACTTGCGTAGCAGAATCATCAACATTTATGCCGTTAATGCGTGGCCATATAAAAACACTATGCCCCGACCCAGATATATTTTGTAGCTGCGCCGAAAACTGAAAATTATAAGTAGCTGTATTGTCTACATAAATACGCGACGTTGGTGTGCCAACATAGACACCGTATGTTACATCTGAACCGTCAGCGCGTGTAAACGTATTATTAAAAGTTATTGCATACGCCGTGTTAATTGCGGCAGGCGTAAAAGTCGTTGTGCTATAAAACGACCCATACCGCCGTCCAGCTTCAAGAGCTTGGTAGGTATTAAAAAACCAACGATACCATGGGCGGTTAACGAATCCCGTAGCATCATCGTTCATTTTGACGCGAGCGGCGGGGATCTGAGTGTTGTTATCAACTAGATTAGGCATTGGTCGGGCTCACATGCAGTTCAGCGCCCATGATGGCGATCTGAACAGGGTCAGTGCCCGATATCTCGTAGACCCTATCGCGAAGTTTGAGTGTCATGCCAAGACGCCGCCAAATCGTGCGGTAGCCTGTCTGACCGATCTTACCCATAGATTTCCAATGCTCATTTGACCATGTGTGACCGCCATCGTCAGACCAGCGCAGCATGACCTGTGGATCTGCACCAATCGTAACTGAGTATTGAGCGTAGTCGCGGATCTTTAATGCAGACCCAAAGCGGTCAAGAATGAAATCATCATTGCGGTCATAAATATAAATAATAGCATTGACTTCCTCCTGACTGTAGCCTGGAAGACCGACGCCTGCCTGACAGTCGAGCTGAAGACTATGCTGCGTCGAACGATTTAGGTCGTTCTGGCCAGTAGGCAGAGCACGCCATGAGCGTAGCCATTTTTGCGTCGTGCCTGCTTCTGAATAGATTGTTGGGTCATATGCAAAGATTTCGCCTGTGCGGTAGTCGCCGATGACGATCTCATTGTTGAAGTTCATCTGACAATTCCCGCGTGTGCGGGTAAAGTCATTATTTTCCCAGCCAGCGCGCTCATGCCAAGCGCCTGTCGCTACGTCATAAACCCATGTCGTGTTAGCGTTAGGAAAGTTAAGAACATAGAAGCTATGGCCGTCCTGTTGATAGGTGTAGCCCACAGCGTCAGACAGCGTTGAATATTGTTGGATTTGCCATTCGACCGCATGAGTCGAAACGCGCTCGCCGGAATAACCTTTAGAGCGGTAGACGATACCGTTACCGCGCGCGTCAGCGCCCAGCCAGAACAGACCGTTGTCGAGCTTGGCGACTGAATAAGCCGCAAGACAACCTATTTCGTTAAATGCGCCTTGGATACGCGCTAACGGAAAATCGGGCAAACCGGCGTCATACCAGACTTCGACTGAGTTTGTGCCAAATAGCCAGACTTCGCGATGGTCTACGATAAGCGTGACAAGATTGTCTGGCGAACCTTCAGCGCTGGCGAAGTAAAGCGGATCGACAGTCGTGCTTGTTGAATCCAAAACCCAGAAAATCTGACTGTCTGGTTGGTTATAGACAAACCAACCATCCAAAAAGCCGCATCCGACAGCGCCTGCAAAAGGAGCCGAAAGCTGCGTTAGAAAAGGGCTAAATGTCAGAGTGACGCCTGTATTGGTGGCAGTCGCAGCGGCTGATAAAACAAAATCAGTTCCGTTTGTAACGCTCGCAACCGTCGCGCCTGTAGGTATGCCCGTCCCTGACACAGGCTGACCAGGGTAAAGATACGTCGTGTCGCCGCCCGATACAGTCGTGCTTGTGTTGGTCGTGTTAAATGCAAGTTCTTTATACGTGCTATTGTAAATATATCCGTTCGTTCCGGCAGCGATAAACATCTGCCGCCCGTTGTCGGTCATATTGACTTGGCTAGAGCCGGAAATTGTTCCTATCGCGGTATAGTTCCAGTCAGAATCAATCCGATAAAGCGTCGTTGCGGATACCGCATAGCCATACGCCGTTGTCGCTGACTCGCCAGGAGCCGGGTCTATTGTGTCGCTTGTAAACGTCCAAAGCCCACGGACTGGCCCTGCGCCTAACGTCTGAAGAAAGCGCAGCCCTGGCGCGCGTTGTAGCCACGCAGGCTGCTTACCGCCTTCAGGCACAACTTCAGGGAATAGATTAACCATACGGTTGTCAGCCGCATTTGGACTGCGGGTGACATAACTAGAGCCAAGAATAGGCGTTGCGACCATCAGTAGTTGCCCGCATAGATGTTATAGCGCTGACGTGTGCCGACAATGCTGTAAGGCAGCGCCATGATGTCGTCAGGGTTATTGATGCGCTTCAGATTGCGCTTGCTATACATAGCGATCCGGCTGACCGTAGGCGATGGCTCAACGCCAAACTCAGGGGCCAGCTCGCAAGCCAGATTGTAACGGAACGCCCGTAGATACCCTGGCGGGAAAAGGATCGCCGTTGCTAGATTAGCAGGCTGCGACAGCTTTTCTACTGAAATGAAATGCCATTCTAACAGTCTTAAAGGGACTGGATAGATGACCATATCAATGTTCGGGTAGGTCATATTGGTGAATATGACCTGTGGGTAAGTAGACGTTACGGTCTTAACCGCAATGCCGTTATATTGTTGCTGATTGATAAATTTAATGCCGTAAGACACGTTGGTCTGCGGGTCGCGGAAGTAGGTAGAGTCGTCCAGCAATACAGGGCGCTCGCCCACGAAGTCGCCGGTCGGGCCTAGCGTGCGGTTTTTCTCGCCTGCGGGCCAAAGAAAGGTCTGATCCTGAGTTGAGAACACCGACAGTCGTTCGGTATTCCAACTGTCGATCATTTGATTCAGAGCAAATAGCGCGTCATTCGCTGTCTCTGACGAGGGCGTTTCGCCTTCGGCTAACACTCCGAGGAGCCTCAACGCTCCCACGATCTGATCGTAACACGAATATGTCGTCATTTGGGTCGAACCTCTCCCAGCCGTTCTCAATATCGGCTTCGGCCTCTAGGTCGAGACACGCCACTTTAACCCCATGTTCGGGGTGTTTCAAATAAATAACAGCCATATGTAGCTTTCTATTAATTGGCGGGCCGTAGCCCGCCGATTTTAATTAGGTGAGAACTGGAAATTCCCATTTACCCGCAACTGACGTGAACAGTTTACCAGCGCCCGTAGCGTTAGTCGTTGTTGCCAACGATCCCGCAGGGGCAGTCGTGGTGGTCGTTCCAGCCGTAATAGCAGTAGTCAGGAAATACAGACCAGCCGTTGCGTTAGCAACAACAGGGCCGGTAGTAGCCGTCGAGGTAAACGTGCCTGAGACAGTAGCTGTCGTCAGAGTCGCGCCGGTAATCGTAGGAGCCGAGATAGTGCCTCCGCTGATCGTCGCGCCCGTAATGGTTGTGCCACTTACGAGTTCGGGATCAGAAAAGGCAACACCTACAGGTTTTGTGTTTGGCATTGCCTTTATCCTTTATTACGAGATGCGGTAAAGCGCCCAAGTGGTAGCACTGGTCTTACGAGCGCGATAGCGCTGTGTCGTTCCAGCAACAGCCGCAATGGTCATCAGACCCTGACTGCCAGAAGTGCCGATTGACCAACCCGTGTTTGTCGTCACAGTGATAACGCCAGAGCTGGAACCATCGACGTTGATGATCGAGAAGTCGAAGGTTGCGCCAACTTTAACGACCGCTATAAGTTCGGCTTCAAGATTAGCAACAGTCGGAAGCGTATAAGCTGCCGCTGAAGCGCCTGGGCTGCCAAGAATCAATCCACCAACGACCTGTGCAGCCGTAAGCGTAGCCGCGCCCGCGGGGATAGCCGCAGGGGTTGGCGTGTTGATGAAATTGGTGCCGGACAGATTGCCGTCACCTACCTGGTAGCCACCTTCGCCGTTCGGAAGCGCGCCGTAAGGGCCAAACGTCTCAAGCGGGTAAGCCGCATTTGCAGTTGTAGTCATGGATTAAACTCCAATAATAGGTGAACAAGGGGGCTTTAGCCCCCTTTTACTTAACCCCAAAGGCGAACGGCCATCTGCGGACGAATCACGCTGTAGCCATAGAGCACGTCAATACGGCAAGGCAGACGATCATTGTTGATGTCATACTGACGAACAACGCGGAGCGAAATGCCATTGTGGACTTGACGGCTTGCCATATCGACACCCTGCGGAAGCAGAAGATCGGCGGTAGCGAAGCTGATCGCGTCACGATGATAGATCAAGTTCTGTGGATACTGCGTTGAGGCAGCGCCAAGGAACGTGACCGCTTTGCCAGATACTGGCAGAGCGTCAACCGTAGCAAGAGCCTGAGAAGCCGAATACATCGCAGGAACAGTAACCGAAGCAGTCGTTGACGCCGTAACGTCAGCAAGAGCTACGAACTGATACAGCGAGCCGGTTGACTCACGGGTCTGTGGGTTGACAGCATACACGTCAGCGATGGTGAACACGTCGCCAGCTTTGATCGTCGTGGTCGTAAGACCCGTCAGAACAACAGTCGTTGAACCTTCGGTCGTGACAGTCGCATTGACAGTTACGGTGCCAGCGCGTGAGCCGGTCGTGAACTGCTTGATTGACTGAGACATATTCAGCTCGTCGTAGCCGAGGATGCCTTCACCAAACATGCCGTTCTTGAACTGCTTCGAGATAGCTGAAACAGGGTTGAACAGACCTTTCATGCCTTCGATTAACGCAGCGTTAGCGGCTGGGTTAACAGTGGCATAACGTGGGCTCATAACCGCAGCGTTCTCGTTGAGCTTCTGTTGAGCTTGCAACAAAACGAGCGACGTAGCAGGCGTGGTGCCTGGGGTGCCGACCGAGTTGCCGATGTATTTGAAGCTGTTTGCAACGTCGGCGTCGATAGAAGACGCGAGCTGCGAAATACGAGGCTTCAGAACACGTTCAGCGAAGTCGTCCAACTGCATCGTGAGTTCGGCGGTCGTGAAGTTCACGCCGATGTGCTTCTGGCTGGAAACAGTGAGCGTGGTGTATTGCTCGTTGTCGTCCTGAACCTGAAGGGCAGCGCCGTCCGTGACCAATGCGCGGTCAGGAAGACGGATGCGAAGGGTCGAGCCGATCTTAGCGCCTTCTACAGCGAAAGAGTCGTCATACTGACGGTTTACAGTGCGCGTGAGGACAAGACTATTCTCAAGGATCTCAAGAGCCTTGCGAGTAATCATGTCGATTGTTAAAATCGAGTTAGACATGATTTAATTACCTACGGTTTTGCGCTTCCCACTTCTTGATCTGTCGCAACCGTTCGGCTTCAATCCATTCTGACGTTGACATCGACTTCAGTGACCGAGGGTCTGTCGTATCATATCTAGGGCCGGAGCTTGACCGAGTAGCCGTGACAGGAGCAAGAGGAGCTGGCGCAGTTGAAGTGCGTTTTGTCGGCGGATCAGAAGCCAGTTTGGCCTCGATTCTACCGATCTCCTTTGCTTGCAAGATCGGCGGCAAATTGGCTATTCGATGGGCTTCTTTAGGATTAGACCCTAAGTGATAGATCACTTCGGGGCCAATATCGGACGCCTGTATCGCTTGAGCCATATAGTCCGTTACGGGAAGATTCGGGTTGTATGCGACCTGTTCAAAGTCATCATACTTGCTCCGAGCATCTTCTTCACGGTCTTGATATGCCTCAAGAACAGCCGTTTGTTGTCGCTCTGCTTCTCTTCGCGCTAGAAGCTGTTGAGCTTTTTGCTCCGCCAATGCTTCCGCATAGGCTTGAGCGTTCTCAAAGTCATCTGGCGCTGGCGGAGTCGCAGCTTTAGCCTGCAATTCTGCCTGAAGTTGAGCTAACTCTTGGGCTGCTTTAGCCGCATTCAGCTTCTCTTTGCGAAACCGCTTGTCGATCAGAGCGTCCAACTCTTTTTGAGTGAACATCTTTTCGGGCGGCTGTTCTTCCGGTTTATTTTCCTCAGTCGTTGGGGCCACCGTAGCTTCCAACTCTGGCGCGGTGCTTATCTCCGCTGTAGCGAGATCCTCGTCGCTCACGCGACCTCCTATCTTCCTAGCTATCCGGCTAGTCGGTAACCTGTATTATTACTCTTTAGGCGTCTGATCGTCAACTAATACCCAGTAGTGTCTTTAATTCATCTACCGTTAGCCCCGCCGCCGCAAGTTTCTCTTGTGGCGTTAGCGGTGCTGGTTCTGGCGGCGGGACGTATGGGTTAGGCGCGTTGCCTTCAGCTACCCAAGCGAGATAGGCTTGATAGTCTGTATTGGCTTCGTCGGCAGGAATAGACGCGCCATCAGCATCGCGGGTAACTGAGCTATTCAATGTAAGTGTATATGTCATCTATAGCTCCGCAGACATTGTTATGTAATTTGAGTTACTTCCAGGGACAGCCAAGGTTCCCGGTCTTGCTGTAGTAAAACCAGCAAAATTAGGTACTCCTAGAAGAAGTATTGCATATGCGGTGGAGAAATTTGACCCTAGCCCCGTAGCTGATTGATTTGCGTTATTAGTGCCATCACCTTGAAAATTTAAAACTCCTGTTTGCCCAAGTGTGGGCGCAACCCTCATGGTTGGTGATATTGTCCCCCAAGCATTCACAGTTGTTGCTGAAGGAGTTGCGCCAGAAAGTTGAGCTGTTATCTGATAATATCTTTGACATTGCACCAACTGGTCGGAGTAGATCTGCCGCTCATACGGAGTGGCGACTGAGCCGACCTCAAGCTGCACGTTGTCAACATCCCAAGTGCCGCTTGTCTGAGCGCCGACGGTGAACAGGATTTCAATGCCGGTTGTAGCTGCCGCAGGAATAGAGATATTGGTTGTATAGCGCGTCAAGGTGCTGTTTACGGTGAATGTGCCAGTAGCAATCTGAGTCTTGGTTGGCGTTCCAATAGTGCCGAACGTATCGTCGGTCGTGGCGTAACTGGCTGTCCATGTAACAGTTGTTAAAAGAGAATTAGCAAGCTCAACAGAAAGCGTTGCTGTCTGACCAGCCATGTCAAAGCTGTTAAGCTGTTCGATGCGCTGTCCGATACCAACTGCCGTGACAGATGCAGCGCCAGTTATTCTTAATACGCTTCTGTTGCTACCAGACCCAGCGACTTGAGCCGCTGTGACGTTCGCGCCAGTGCTATAGACAAACCATCTGTCTACGCAAGGATAACCAGTAGAAGCTGTCGGAACAGCCGTTCCTGCCGTAACCGTCGCTGATGTAGCTCTTTGAGCTATATACATATTGCCATTTATCAGTCGGTTTCTCTTGAAGCTGCTGCCCATAACGAGCGTGCCTGGCGTAGAAATATCGCCAGTCGTGTCCGCGATAGTAACGGCAGAATCTTGAACTAGCTTGCCTGTCGTAGTATCAAATCGAACGATTGCGTTATTAGTAGCTGACGCAGGGCCAACAACATCGCCAGTACCAGCTCCTGACCAAGACGTATTGCCAGAACCATCTGTAACAAGAACATTTCCATTTGTTCCGGCGGTCGTCGGCAGCTTCATTGTCCATGTGCCAGCCGCATCAGCAACAGACAGCGTTACAAGACCAGAAGTCGAGCCCACAAACTTGGCCGCGCCTGTAGCAGTAGAAGCGACGCCGAGCGTGATATCGTCGTTAAATGTCGGGCTATTAGAGAAGACAAGCGAGCCTGTGCCTGTCTCATCCGTAACAGCCGCAGCAAGATTGGCTGATGACGGCGTTCCTAAAAATGTCAGGATGCCTGTGCCAGTTGTTGTGGTTGAAGGCGCTACGCCTGCGCCGCCGCCGATAACAAGAGCACTCGCTGTAAGAGCCGCCGAAGATGCGAGAGTGCCGGTCGCGCTATAGTAAAGAACGCCACCAGATGTTCCGCTTGTCAGCCCTGTGCCGCCAGATGCAACAGCTAATGTAGATGATAATCCAGCAGCAGTTCCTGACGTATTTTGATTAAACGTGGGCCAAGTAAATGTGCCTGTAGAAAAATCACCTGACGTAGGGGTTCCAAGCGCCGGAGTAACAAGCGTTGGAGATGTCGCTAAAACAACATTACCTGTGCCTGTTGTAGCAAGCTCACCTAATACGCCTGCGTTATCATAAAGAATACGGCCCGACGTGCCGCCTGTAATAGCCGTTGTGCCGACATCCAGATCGACGCCGAGCGCCGTTGGGTTAGCCCAAGACAGCGTGCCACCTGTCGTAGACGACAGAATATAGCCGTTAGACGCAGGAGCCGCTGTTGGCAGCGTATATGTCACCGCAGACGAGGCGTTGCCACCTTGAATCGTTGTCGCATTAGCACTAGCAGAATTATAAAATGACAGACTGCCGGTTGTTGTTGAAGCGATGCCAAGCGCTAAATTAGCGGTGGCTTTATCAAAATTAAAGGCGGCATTACCCGCCATATTGCCGCCGTCGTTAAACTGAACGTTCTTGTTAAGCCCAGCGGCGTTACCTGCCGCGCCGCCCGATACGGCCCAAGACGTGTTGCCAAGGCCGTCAGTGACAAGCACATAGCCTGACGTGCCATTGCCCGCAGGCAGCGTAAATGTCGTTGTTCCAGCGATAGCAGGCGCTTTAAAAGCAACAGTCCCCGACGTAGAGCCATTAAATGTCGCCGTGCCAGTAATCGTTGGCGAACCAATCGTCGGGCTTGTGCCAAATACTAAAGCCCCAGATCCCGTCTCATCAGTGACAGCCGACGCGAGATTCGCGCTCGATGGCGTCGCCAAGAACGTCGCAACACCTGTCCCAAGGCCGCTAACGCCTGTGCTAATAGGTAGCCCCGTCGCATTTGTCAGTGTCGCCGAAGAGGGCGTCCCAAGTGCAGGAGTGACAAGTGTTGGGCTGGTAGCGAATACAAGGCTTCCAGAACCTGTTTCATCTGTAACCGCAGCCGCTAAATTGGCGCTAGATGGCGTTGCGAGCCATGTGGCTACACCTGCGCCAAGTCCTGTGATGCTACCTGCCGGATAACCCGTGCAGTTTGATAGGTTTCCTGACGCTGGTGTGCCAAGCGCGCCATCAAATGTAACAAGCGCCCCCGCAGAGCCGACATTGACAGCCAGAGCCGTCGAGACGCCTGTGCCAAGACCACTTACGCCCGTGGAGATCGGCAAACCAGTAGCATTTGTCAGCGTAGCCGACGACGGTGTGCCAAGATTAGGCGTTACAAGCGTCGGGGAGGACGCCAATACGATAGCGCCAGAGCCTGTTGTCGAATTACCGAGCGCCGTGACCGTGCCGCTCGTTGGGAACGTCAGTGTGGTCGCGCCAGTGAAGGTGAAAGTGCTCGAATAAGCGCCAGACGTTACAAAAGTAGAGTTATCAGCCAGCGTCAGCGTTGCGCCGGTCGCTGGAGCTGTAAACGTAATCTTATTGACAGTGCCGTTTAGAGCTAAATTACCGCTCTTATCGACAACAAAAGAGGCCGTTGTGGCCCCTGTAACGGTCAGATTCAGCAAATTAGACGACGCACTAGACGCCGTGTTGGTAACGGCTAATTTAATGCCGTTCCACGTAGTCGCTGCATCTGTCCAAGAGTCAGTAAGATTATAAATAAAGGCCATTTAGATTACTCGTAGAAGATCGTCACATTCGGATTTGTGCCGCCTAAGACAACATAAAGACCCTTGCTTAAAGTGACACCTTCAGGCGCAAACAGATAATTGTTTGGAACTGCGCTCGTAAAAGTGGATACAACAACAGGATCTGAGGTCGAAGCCGTAGCCGAGTCATAGATTGCAATGGTCGGTGTTGTGCCGCTAGAGACGAAAACGCCTTTAACCTTGGCAAGCCCTATTTTAACTTGCGAAGTGGCCGTAAGATTTAGAGCATATGCCATGATTTCCTCACGCTAGGAATTTCAATTTATACAGTGTTGATAGGTATAAGTCTACGATACCGTCGATAATGTTCTGAATCGCCGTATCGTCCTTGTCACAGACCTTATACCGCATATCTTCAACGTCTTTTAGCGAATCTTCAAGAAACTCAATAACATTGTTGGTTTTCTTGGCCGAATGGAGCGTTATCGGGCCGATCAGTCCATGTCTGCCTTGAAAACTCTCCGCAACGTCATCAGCAAGATCAATTATTTTACCGTAAAAGCCGCCTAAAGCCTTGTGTTTGGCGTAACTCCTTGTATTCAAATGGACTGAATGAACAACGTCTCGCGCGAGGAACAGTCGTCCAATAAAATCGGCCATATCTGAGTTAGCCATGACGTGCAAATTCTCCGTGATATTTGTCTCTAACTTCAGAGGCCATAAGAGCCGCCAGTTCTAAATCTTCAAAACGGCCAAAATATTTTGCTTTTCCGTTTATTTTTAATTCTACCGCCCATTTACCGTTAGCCCAACGGACATTTTTATGCCCTGAGGTATTATTACGTTGTAATGGTTTATTACGTTGATTTTGCGCCGATGTAGCAGCACGTAAGTTTTCAATTTGATTATTATGTCTATCCGCGTCTATGTGGTCTACTTCAAGCGGCATGTATCCGTGATGAATTAAAAATATAAGTCTGTGCGTATAGTATTTTTTACCTTTAATACGCACAGAACGCCGTTTATTATGTGGATTATACGCGCCTGCCTCAGATCCTATGGGCGCGCGGCTATTTATGCAAACCCGCCAATATAATTTACCTTCGCGGTATTCAAATAGTTCTAGCGCTGTTTTCTGGTCTATCATAGCCCAAGCTCTTGTTGTGCTTCGTCTACACTACGTTGCGGCGTCATTCCTAAAGGAACAATATCCCCAGTATCCATAGCAGCGGCAATAGTGCCCATTACTATTTCTTGAATTTGCTCGGGGGTCATGTTTGCGGCAGTAGCTTGTATTCTTTTAGTTTCAGCATCATACGCCTTGATCTGCGTGTTCTGCTCGTCAATCGCCAGTTTCTGCATATCATACGACTGTTGCAGTTGCTGAACCAGAGCCGCCGTTTGCTGCATCTGGTTCGCCATGTCGTTCATCTGAGCACGCATCATCTGCGCTTCTGGCGACTCATCTGTGTTATCCAGAACCTTCGGATCGAGCGTCTTGGCAAAGCGCGCCGCCATTTCCTGCGCCCCAGGCCAATCCATGTTCTTGATGAACAGATCGCCTGCCACGCCCCAGAGCTGCGGGTTGGTCTGCAAGATCATCTGCATCGCTTCCATCGCCTCTTGGCGCTTGGTTGCGTAGCTTGGGCCTGTCGTTACAACCACATCGTAGACACCAATTGACGGATTGTAGATCTTCTCAATGTCCAGACCTGTGATTGGATCCTTGATGACGCGCACGGGTTCCGGCTGATTTGGATTGATTTTCACCATATCCACTTCACCATCTAGCCCGACGATGCGTGCAACGCGTTCCGTGTCATAGATCTTAGGGATCAGATCGACTAGCTGTCTTGTCGTATATCGAACCGCTCGCGCGAGATTGTCCACGTAGTGATATGTGGATGTATCGCCCTGGTTTTGCCGAGCCAGAATCGCACGACCCGTCCTCTCGTTACTGGTCGCACCAATTGAACTGTCGTATTGACCCGTGGTGGCTTTGATATCTTCCCCAGCGCCCACTTTTGCTTGGATAAGGCCGGTTTGCGCCATAGGCGGCTGCGCGCGTTCAGGTAATGGCAGAGGAGATCCATTGCCGTCGGTGACGTCTGGGTTGACTTCGAGGTAAGGCCAGTTGTTCGTATTGGCGGTTTTCCAGTTTGTTTCGTATCCTTCAAACTGACCTCCATATCCGATAAATGGCGCTTTCGGAGCCAGCGCCAGCATCTCTGCTTCCTGGCTGACCCAATAATTATACATGCGCTGCGCGTCTTTCGCGTTACGCACTAGACCGCTGATATAAAGCTGTCCGTCTACCTCAAACTCATTACCCACCACGCGGATGACAGGGATCCATTTACCCGCCCAATCGCGTTCTTCTAACACTTCAAAGCCGTTAGTCTTCAGCCACTTGACCTGACGGTGCTCGCTTGTGCGTGATTTCAAAGGCTTGCCAAACATAGCCTTAAGCTGCTTGTCTTGTGGCGAACCCTCAAAGGCGGTAATATTATCGGGGTAGAGATTGAGTTTTTTCTTTTGATGCTCAATATAAAAATACTCAGCAATACGGACGGTTTCCTGGCTCATCCACATGCTAAGTGACTGATCGCCAACGCCTTGCGACATCATCACAGAGATCGGCAGCGCGTCAGGATAGAGGCGCTCATACTCTTCTTTGGGAATGTCTTCGGTAATAAAGCACCATTCCGCGTCTGATCCGCATGGATCATGGATCATTGGATCCATATAGACGCTGAAGCTGTTACGGACGCGACCGATCTTCAGGTCTTGGTCAAACGAATCTTCGCGGCAATATTCCGTAAGGATTCGGATATAACCTTCTCCGTAGGTAACTTGATTGTCGCACGCGGTATCATATGCAACGTCCGCGTCGGAAAGGTATTCGATGTGTCTAACGATACCTTGAAAGACTTCTGCGACCGCAACGTCGGCTTTATCGTCCGCTGGGATGACCTTGCCGGATGGTCTGTTTTGTCGCTGTTCATTGGTTACTAACCTGACATGCTGTGGCAGCTTGTTAATCGTCAGGCAGGGACGCGCGTTGATCGTCTGACCCTGCACCGCGCCTCTGGTCGCCAACACGTCGGCAGGCCATTGATATTGGTTATCTGGCGAGCCAGCCATAAATCGCAAGTCGTCTAATTCGTCTTCCCTACTGTCAGCGTAGGCGGCAGAGGCAACAGTAAAACGATGACGCATAGTAGCCAAACGGTCGCCTTCAGACGCATCCGATACTTTTCCAGCGCCCTCTACATCACTAGCAGCCATAGAATCTATTGCCTTTCCGCGAGTTCTCAGACCCCGGTATAATTTGGAGATTATCGACTACGTGTAGTCCTGAAACGGTTTTACCTCTAAGCGGTATAATATGATCTACGTGCCATGGAAAGCCATACGCCTGTGAAAGTTCATGGGCCAAGTCGTAGAATTTCTTTATATCAGTAAAATCTTGGTCTGTCAGCCATTTAGGAGTGCGTTGCTCTTGAGCCGCGCGTCGTTCAGCTACTTTAGCATTTCTGTGCGCTGGGTTACGTTTTTTCCAGCTAGAAGATATATTTAAATATTTATCCCAGTTTTTAGCCTGCCAATTAGCGTTTTTGGCTTTTACTTTGTCTGGGTTATTTACGCGCCAGTTTCTGTATTGTTCTGACGTGCGTTCGGGGTGATTCGCGCGATAATTAGCGCAATGTTTGCGCGCTTTTTCAGGGTTGGCTCTATTCCATGCCAAAGCAGCATCCTTAGCGCATTGGACGCATTTACGACTGACCGTATATCGGCCTGTTGTATGCCCTTTGCGGCATGGTATGCCAACATCGTAGATTAGCATTTACCGCTTTTCTTGCTCATGCCACCTTTTTTAGCAGCCGCACGTTTAACTGAATACGCAATTGCAACGGCTTGCTTCTGTGGCTTGCCAGCCTTCATTTCAGCCTTGATGTTCTTACGCATGGCGTTTTTGGATGATGACTTAACTAACGGCATCAGCGTTTTCCTTTAGCTGTCTTCGCGGATCTAACAAACGCTTTAGCTGTCGGCGCACCTTTAGCCCCAACCTTCCGCATTTTTTCGCCCGATCCGGCGGCTATACGCGCGCGTTTAGCATGAATATTACTGTAAAGACCTGGTTTACTTGCCACAGTTCCATCTCCGCATTGAGGCTTTAGCGCGTTCAGCATTTTTTGACTTAGCGACTACGCCTGCCATTCTTGAGCAAAAGGATTTTTTACGTCCTTCATCCGCTTTAGTTTTAGGATTCGGGGCTGGCGGCTTGAGATTACTGCCTGTAGCTTTATTGTAACGCTCTCTTCCTTTAGCGGTCAAACCAGCGCCAGCTTTCGTGGATAGTTTTTCACCTCTACCAACAGATAGTGAAACAGACTTTTTAGCCATTTAATGCGCCATCCAACCAGAGGAATTACCGCCGCCAGCATACGTGACGCGGCGCTGGTTGTCTACTCGTTGCTCGCGTCTGGCGACAGGAAATGCGAAGGTTACTGCAATAGCGTCCGCTGCGTCAGGTGAGGCCAGCCCTCTCGACTTCATGTCCTTTTTGCTTTCGAGAAAAATAGTTCCTTTACTGTCAGGCTTCATCATAGGCCCGATCAGGTCTGACTTTAGATACCTGTCCTTTGGTATGCTCGCGTCTTTCAGCCACTCTTTCATCGCGCCCCACATCTCTGCGCGCTTGTTACCATACATCATAGGTTTCGTGGACTTATTGCCGAAGTTCACACCGCGCACCTTGTAGCGCTGTTCCTTCAGCCGATCCACGACACCTGCGCCGAGTCCGCCCTCGTCGATCACAACGAGAGCGGGCTTATACTCTTCGATCACGTCGATAACCCGCCCGACGACCTCCATCGTGTCGTCGCCGCGGTGCCGTCGTATGCTCAGTATGTCGCGGCCCTGCCTTATGGCGATGACGGTGGCGTCGGCACCAAAGCGTGCTGGATCCACTCCGACCACGATGGGCGCGGACTGGTCGGATATAGCGGGACGTTCCATTGCCTCGTCAACCAGCGCGTTTCCGATGAACTGGTCGTCGCTCGCGTTGGGGAACTGACCGTAGACCTCGACGTGGGCTGCGCTTGAGTCGGGGCCATACTCGTCAATGATCTGTTGGTAGACGGCCTTATCCGTGCCTTCGACGGAGCGGGCATCGACAATTTTATTTCGCCAAAAGTCTCGCTTGGAGTTAAAACACTCATAAAAGTAACCAGAGTTACGACGGGGGTTGCTGAAGCACAACCAAAAGCGATTAGGGGTATTTTCCGTAAAAAAGCCCGCTGCAACTGACCAGATACTATCATCAATTCCGCTCGCCTCATCGAATACCAGCATGACACCCGCGAAGTTATGCACGCCAGCGTAAGAGTCTGGATTCTCTGCACTCCACAACCGCCCTTCTACGCTCCAATAGCGCGTTCCGAGTTTCAGATCTTTTTCTACTAATTCCGCTATCCATTTAGCCGGAAGCACTCGCGTCGCGCTGACCTCGAACCAGTGACTGTGTATCGACATACTCAGCCACTTGGTGATCTCAGCCCATGTGACGCTGCGGAGCTGCGCCTCTGAGTTAGCTGAAACTATCGTGGTAGAACCTATTCTTGTCGTCAGCATCCAAATTGTCAGCCAACTGACTAGCGCGGACTTACCAATACCGCGCCCAGATGATACTGCAAGGCGCAGTGTCTCAAAGTCTATCTTACCGTTGTTCGCTTTGATGTGCTCGCGCAGCTCGATCAGAACCTCGCGTTGCCATTGGCGTGGGCCATCAAAGTGTTCAAGCGGTGTCCCAGGTTTCTTCCACGGAAAGGTCAGGCGCACGAACGCGAGCGGGTCGTTCTTGAGCGTTGGACTCCAGAGCGTTGCCATCAGCTTCTGTTCTTCTTCCGCTGAGTAAATCGGCACTTGCATCCAATACCTGCCCTTCGATAACTCTGGTCTGCGCTTCTTCAAGCGCCGCTAATATAGATATGCGTTGCTCGACTTGGATCTGCATCGACTGCGGCGCAGTCCACTTATGCACATGCTTTAGTATATCAAGCGCCGCTTTAGTGTCGCCGTTTAACGCGGCTGTGCGTAAGACGCCGGCCATCTCCATCTCGCCTTCAGCGCGGCCTTTGATCTCTGCATATTCCGCAATCGGGTCGAGCTGTATCAATCGCCGATACTCAGTCGGCAACATCCCAGAAGCTAACGCCAATGCGTCGCCTTTGAGTCCGCGTTTAGCGGCTTCGTAAATCTTTTCTAGCCGTGCTTCGGTTGCCCGTATTTCGCGCGGCTCATGGGGGATGGAACTAAAGCCACCATCTGCATAGAAAGCCATAAAAAGTTTTATAGCACACAAAAATAAAAAATAAAAAAGTTTGTGCAGTCCCTGCGTAGATATTCCCAGACCACGCAAGGCCCAGGCCCCCTCCCAATTGTCAACTAAACCAAATGTAAACCAATGTCAACTAAGTTTACATAAACTAAAGTAGGGTAGTTCGGGTAATCGAAAAACAAATCGCTCCGACCAATTGCAAACAGGGAATTCCCTGGGGAAGTTTGTAGTTTTCATCGCGGCGGGGGCGATAGGGCAGTTCGGGTAATTTAGGGTAGTTTTTTTTTGCCCTTTTATATTCATACGCCTCATTAAAAGTTAGAATACTAATCTGATATACTATTACTGTTTACATTTATATTCCGAAGGTTGTAGGTCTAGTATTACCCTAACTACCCTAAATCTGGATTATCCCCTGCCAATTCAAGGGGTTGCTGACAACCTAAAAACTTACCCAAACCTATACCTTTTGTTTACCCTACTTTTTACCTTTTGTAATAAATCTATTGACAAGATACGCGAATTGTGAAAAAGTCAAATCATCAGAGGAGCAAATCACATGCGAACCATTCAGATCATCGAAACCATCGTGTTTACCATCGCCGCGACGTTATTTGTCCCGCTGATGGCTGTTGCAGTCCTATATTTTTGCTACGCGTAACAAATCAACATAACAATTTAGGGTAGTTTGTGTAATAAATCCACAGGGGAAAAGATCATGTGGTTCACAACATCAAGCGGACGAATTGAGCTTCAACTGACACAAGATGACGTTGACATGGGCTATCACTCAGGATCATGCGACAGCGACATCGCGGACTTGCGTCGAGTGCCACGTATCGCCGCGCAACTGGACGCGATAGACCCAGCGCTGTTGCGGTCTGAGCTTAAAGAGTATGGCGCATGGAATGCCGATGACTTGGCAGATCACGACGCAAATCAGTCCCGCATACTTTGGTTAGCGTGCGGCGATCTGTTCGACAATCCAAACGATGAGGCGTGAAATGACAGCAATCAAACTAAATCACAATGGCGCATGGCAAATATCGGCGCTCATAGATAACTATTTAGTGACGCGCACATATTATGGCTACACCAAACGCGAGGCGATCGCGCAATTTAAATGCGATTTTATGTAACAAATCCACATAGGGGAACAAGACAATGGCTGATATTTACGACCAACACAGAAAAGCATTTTCTAACGTGGCCGCGCACGTCATTCTTAAAGACGGCGAGCCTGTCGCAACCATCGCGTTTAAATTCCCGCGCGATGGCGCAGGACGTGTCTATGCCTACGTGCACTGGACGGGGACAGAGATGATCCGAGGCTTTGCTGGCGGCTATGGCTATGACAAGCAAACCGCCGCTCTGGCTGATGCAGCAAACAAATTATACACACGCCCAGACTATGAAGAGAACACGCGCAACCATGCGATCAAATCGCTGTCTGGTTTTATCTATGCCTTAAGCAAGGACAGCGGCGCGCATTGGGATAACGCATTGCGCGAGGCAGGCTTCACAGTTTACGGAGCGGTTTAATCATGTGGATAGCTGGCTACAACAACCCGGGCTACATGCCGGAAACTGACCCTGAGGCTTTCGAGACGTTTGAAGAGGCGCAGGATTATCTGACCTACATTCTCGATCAATTCGTGGATGATTGGGACGTGGGTGAAAACGATGGCGATGAATATAACCGCGCCATCCATTTCATACAGTCTGTTAAACCTGCATCAATAACCGTTAATGCTGGGCGCTATGTGTTCTGGATAGAGGAGAATAACCAATGAAATTCACGTATTATTTTGATGAGCTTGAACTAATCAAGGGCTATGCCGTCATGGCGGCGGGTGAAGTTGACGTCGACTATAACATAGCGCCAGCGGAACCCGATGTTGGCATATTCGAGCCATGGATCACTGATATTGATATTACGTCCATCACGTTAAACAGCAACAAGAAAGACGTGCCAGCACTAAACCTCTCACAAGACCTTTGGCTTTATAAGCTCATCCATGATGCGCTCATAGACAGTGATGATTTATTAGGGGCTTGTGCTGAAGATGCTGGCGAAGATAAGAGGGACTACTAACCATGTCTAAGATGAAAGACTATTATGAATTTTTGCAAATGTTGTATCGACTCGATACTGACGCCTTGCGCGTCATGCTGGAATACGAGTGCGATGACTTTAGACGCCAGTTGATCGAAGGCGAGATAGGGGCGCGGTCGTGATCGAATATCCAAAAATAATTGACGATCCCGTGAAAAGATCATTCTTTGACGCTGGGTGGTATGCCGCCATTGACGCGGCGCTAAAAGAAACCGAATCGCTAACCGGCGATAAAGGAACGGCGAGCAGCGGACTGTCGCGCACCTTCAGAACAATGGCGAAGTTAAGAAAACTAAGGGAATATCCAAATGACAATAGAACCGCAAAGACATCTTAAAGACCCAGCAGCACTAACGCCCTATGAGCAGCGCATCTGGGATATGCGCCAGCAAGGGCTGACAAACCAGCAAATAGGCGAAGCAATGAACCAACTACCGGGCAGCATTGCGTCGCGTATCAAAGTCATAAAAGAGAAAGTGGAACTCCAAGATGCGCTCCGCATGGTGGGATAAAGACACAGAGAGGGAAGGCGACGTGTTTGTAAGAGAGATCATTGCTGAAGTGGCGGATGAATTTCTAATCTTCCCGTCAGACATCGTCGCCCACAAGAACAAGCCCAAATATACAATCGCTCGCCATAAAGCTATGTGGCGAGCTAGGCATGAGACACACTCAAGCTATCTGAAACTAGCGCGCATATTCAAGCGCGACCATTCCACGATCATCTATGGCGTTAAATGTTGGGAGGCGAGACTAAATGGCACACAATACAAAAGAACAAAGCGCTCTAGCGGTGCTGATAACAGTAATAGTCGAAGTTCTACTGGGGCTTAAATGATGTATACATACCAACTCATAGATCCGGCCCTGCTATACGACGGGCTTGGGATCTGCTATTAAAGGGGACGTGTTGACCTCCCCTAGACTTGGCCCTGCGCCTCACGGCGTGGGGTTTCTTTTTAACGTATTTATACTTACGGGCCGTAATAGTTGCGCGGCCTAAAGTAATTAACTGGCCCCATGCGAGACTTGCCGAACAAATATTCGTCTGTTTCATCGTAAGGATAGCCGGGAGATGGCGGGATCTGCGCCTGTGATAGATCGCCATAGAACGGCTGCGCTTGATAGTGTATAGGAGGCGGCTGCATATAGTCATTATAACCCGCCATAATGTTAGCGAGGTTATTCGTCATACGGTCGCGCATATATTCATAAGCGGTGGGATCGTTGTATAATGTGCTCTTAAGCCGCGCTAATGAGTTTCTAATGCGCGGGCTAAGTTGCCGCTGCGATAGCGGAACCGCGGGAGCGTTAGGATCCGCTTCGATTAAACCCATTAGGTCAGCCATGACAAACACCGAATACGAAAGGCGGCTAAAAGCCCTTCAGCAGGAAGTTAGCGGCGCTTATCTTAAAGGATATGAGGAAGCTAGGCAACGCTCACAATGGACGATCACCGCCGCCGTGGACGAAAGCAACCGCCTTCGCTTGGCGCTCGAAGAGGCGCTGGCCGAGGTTGACGAAACAACAAAAATAAAAATTCTTGCAGTAATGCAAAGGCGAACATGAGCTAACCCTCCATAAGGGTCAGACCATGATCACACCGTTTCTCATAAATGTCAACGGCATAGCCCTTCCTTGCAGGTGTGATAGACGATCTTCGTCAACTCACATCCACTTAGGCTTAGACTTATCAATATGCACAACATTGTTATCTTCAGTCTTGACATCTGTCTTCACCGTATTTTCGAGCATGTTACGCAATTGAGATTTATTATACTTAATCAACATCTCAGGCGCGCAGAACATGTGTTTCTTGGTCTGATGCTCTTTTGTGCCAACAGAACCACAGTCAATCCATTTGGCCTCTTTGAGCGCCTGAAATAGCGCCGCTGGCGGGATCTTCATCTTGGTAAACGGCGCGTCATCATCCTTGGATAACTCTTGGCATATCTTATGGAATGGGCTACCGATAACGCGGCGCGTAAACGGGTGCTTCTGGTTATTGATAGCGTCTAAGATGTAACTCTCAGCGATGGACATGCCGCTCTCGATCAGCGAACGCTTGTAGTCTGTCAGAGGCGGGAACATGCCAGGATTGAACTTAGACACATCGCGATCATGCAGCCAGCCAGCGATAGCGTTGAAACCTTCCTTCTGATACCAAGCGGCCATCTCCGCGCCGTCCTCACTATTCATACGCGGCGACGTTGACCACACACAGAACCAGCGACGGTCGGACGACTCAAGCGTGATCGGTAAGCGATGGTTGGTGAACGCCAGCACAAATAGACGGTTGAGCATATAATACGGATGCAAGCCCTTACGGTTGATAGAGATAAGATCCGGCGGCGCAGCGATAAGCGGCTTAAGTTGGTTAGCCAGCGCGCGGCGCTCAACGGCCTCGCCTTCCTTCAGCTCGTTAAGAACAACGATCTCGCTTTCTAAAAGATAGCCCCACTGATTGTTTATCAGCTCGTTTTTAATCAGGCCATAGTTGCGCTGGAACGGGCCGCAGATGCTCCATATAAACGGTGCCCACATAAGATCCTTGCCAGCGCCTTCATCGCCGCCATGCAACACCGCATGATTAATTTTAAGCTCTGGATGTTGCAACTTGAACGCCATCATGTCAAAGATGTGCTCGCGTTCAAAGTCTGTTGGCACAAGTGTCTCACAATGCTTCAGCCAACGATCTATGCTTGTTGTTGAGTGTGTAATCTCTGGGCGCGCGTCAATCCATTTATTGCCATAGATAAGACCATCGCGCGTAACAAGCGCCTTCTCACCCGCTGCGTAAGTAATCTCATTGACAAGTTCGCCTCCTGACGCCTCACGGTTTTCATCAAAGTATGTTGACGCTTCGATGCGACGATTAGTATGTATCGACACGCATTTAGTGCCACGAAAGATTGCATTAAAAGACGCGCGCGACACCTCACGACGATTAACTAAATTAAAATAACCATCATCAGTTACAACATAGGCCCATTCTTTAAACCATTTACCGCGATCTTCTACTTTTGCAGTTAATATGTCAGCTTCAGTCTGACGCGCTTTCGCATCATCTGGAAACGCCGCAGTTGGTTCTATGTTAGCGCGCACCTTCTTACCAAGATCTGTTAGCAGTTCACTCCGCAAACCTTGCTTCTCTTGCGGCCCACCATTGTCAGCAACCCATTTTAAAAAATAATTGCTGTCGATCTTGTCTCTGCAATGTCCGTGAAAACAGAAATATGATCTAGTCGATGACTGATAGCGGCCTTCTAATCCTTCGCTATGCTCTGCATGATTAGGACAGATGACGCTGCGCCAGCCTTCATTGTTGTTGCTGGATAAGATAAGATTGTTCTCGTTCAGCCATGCTGTTACATTATCACCGCCAGTATCTTTAATGCGTATGTGGTGCCCGCGCGCTGTGTTCGCCTCTCCTGGCGTTACATCAAGAGCGGTGCAAATCTGATCGAGCGAGAACAAACGGTCTGGGTGAAACTCAAGCAACTTAGCGGCAAAGTTGTTACGCCCGCGTTTAAAGTTTACGCTGCCAGGGAGACGAAAGTTACGCACGGGATTGACCGCGCCCTTGTCGGTGTAGAGCGCGTCAGCTATGGCGTTGATCGCTGCGCTGAATTCATTCGTTGTTGGCTGATTATCTGGATTAAAAGCATAGCCCCACTGAATAGAACCTTCGCTTGTTTCCATCTTCCACGTAGGTTCTAACGGCGGTATCTTTAGTTGACCGTAATCTTTCAACGATCCAATATCATCTAACATCATAACAAGAACGTAATCACAATTAGCGGCTGACGCGCTAACTTTACCGTCAGTAAAACGCTCTAATATGTAGCAGCCTGTGTTACCATACCACGCATCGCCTTCGCGTATGCGCGCTTGATCTGGTAAGTAAGCAGGATAAGTTGAATCGGGCGTTCCGTCAGGGAAATAATAAATCTGACCGTCACGCTTCTTTAATACTTGTTTAACAAACAGTGCTGTCTCGCCATCAAATGCAAGGCTTTTAAGAAAATCAACGAAAGTCATTTGCCATACCGCCCCATAACGGAAACTTCTATGTCTAAAGGTAAACCTTCCGCCCACGCTGGCGGCGTTTTCATTATTCTTTCTAATGCTTTTTGTGCTTTGTCTGGATTATCTGTCTCAATAACAATTTCATCGTGAACGTGTAGAACAGTATCAAAACCTTCGTTATCAAGGCAGCGTAAAGCATGACGTAAAATATCTGCTGCGGTAGCTTGTGTAATATTTTCACAAGCTAGTCCTTTCCATAACCTCGCGCGCGGCCATTGTTTAGCATCGGCGCTGGGCTTGAAAGACGCTTTTGCGTATGTCACCTCTTCTTTTGCGGCATTAAATTCGGCATACGGATAGCAAAGCATCCGGCCCGAAGGGAGAATATACCAAAGGTGTCTGTTTTGCCGCAAGTATTTTACGCGGCCAGCCTTGAACTCTTTATTCTCAGTTCGCATTGCGTCAATGTATGCAACTTCTAGCGCAGACCAGAACTCAGCGGCCCAATCATTTGCTCTGCGCCAGCCTTTGACCATCTTGTTCGCTTCATTCTCAGGTAAATCAATACCGTAGATGCGCCCCATCGCAGCGAACGCGCCGACACCGCCAGCGAAACCACACGCAAGCTCTTGAACTTTACCGATTTGTCGCTGATCTTTTGTTACTTGATCTACTTCGATATTAAATGTTTTAGCGGCGTTTACTTTATAAACATCAGCGCCCGTCTCAAACAAAGTTAGTTTGGCTTGACCGTTATTGGACAACCACGGAGTTATACGGGCTTCAATAGACGCCCAATCTGCTACAACAAACTTTTTGTTAGTGGCTGGTATTAACGCAGGGCGTAACATTCCCTTGAGCACATCAGTGACGCGCTTACCATGTATAGGCACTATCGGTTTACGACGCACCATATCTTGACGAACCGAGTCGGGTTTGTCTGCACACTTACGTGCGAAGTTATGCACTTGCGCCCCGTATGATGACGCTCTACCTGTTGCGCTGCCACCCGCAAATACAAACGCGCCGCGCACACGATTGTCATCACCCGCGAGTTGTTCGAGGCGTTTGAACTTAGCGACAGACGACGCCCACATATCATCAGCGGCTTGGATAACCTCGACAACATCGGCTGGCACTTGATCGCGGTCGTCTATTGACAACAGCGCGGCCCGCACGCTCTTGTCGATAGACGGCTTATCGTTCTTGACAGCCAGCTTTAATGCGTCCGGCCCCAACCGCGCTAACACCCACTCGCGCATCTTAGGACTGCGGACTGATGTGATCGCGCCTTTCGTAATCTCAGTCACGCGCTTTTGAATATCAACAACCTCAATCTCAGAATACGCCAGCGCGGCTTTGCATAGTCCGACATCGACGCGCACGCCTCTGTCGTTGATGCGCTCGTTGACATGGTAATCTGTAAGCTGTTCTTCGCTCAACGGTTCGATGCGTAGGCTGAAGTCACGCATGGCGCGAACGTCTTGCGCGCAATAACTAATCAATCCTTCAAGATCTTCAGCGGTGCCTTTGAACGGCGGTGTGCAGAGCTTCTTAACAAGCGCAGCGCCCTTGTGATCCTTACGCATCGTCGCGCCCATGAAGCGACCGACATCTTCAAGCGATCCTGGCATACAGTTAGCGCGTGCTTGTGCAGCGGTGCAGTAGAAACGATCTATAACCATTGGTATGCCGAGCACATGCGTGATAATAAGCCGCTCGAACGCGGCGTTATGTGCGCGGATCTGTTGGTCATGCGCCTCAGATATTATCTTACGCATCTCCGACACGTTAGTTGTGACGTTGACGCTATCGTTGTTAAATGCAAAGGCCATGCACAATATCTGCGTCGTTGGATGGCGAGCGTAGTTATATACGCCCGCCGTCGTCAGATCGCACTCGCTGCGTGTTTCAAAGTCAAGCCAGATCATTGTAAGGTATTGGTCACATCAAAGGTTTCAATTTCATCTTCAGATAACTCAGCGCAAGCTCTTATACGTTTTAAGAGTTCGTCAAGAACATCCGGTGGGGGTTTATTTACCGCTAAATTCCAACCCAGAACCTGCGCTAGTGCCCATATGTTTTGGATAACTGCGTCAGTGTCTCTATGTTTAAGAACAAACTTATTACATGCGTCTTGAATAGTTTGGGCGGCTTCACGAACGCGCCCCGTAGTGTCATATCCTATTTTCGCCATCGTCATTCCCCTGCGTTATATCTTGTGCCGATAGTCTGGCCGTAACGGTTGCTGTAATACATGCCATATTCATCACCTACGCCCGCAGCGACCATGCGCCCGTTGCGGTCGTAGATGAAAGTCTGTTCGCCGTAGTTCATCTCAGTGAAGCGCTGTGTCGTCTCCACTTCCTGTGCTTTCGAAGGCTGTGCGATAAGCGTCAGTAATACGGTCGAGCACAAAAAGTATTTCATCTGGCCTCTCATTTTTCTCTGAATATTCTTTAATGGTGAACAGTAAGTCGCCCATCAGTTGCTTTAGTCGTGCTTCTTTATCCATCACAATTCTCTTTAGGTTAGTTAATCAGATCTACTATAATCTTTCTTAATTTCTCATTTTCTCTTCGCAGAATTTTTATCTGCAAACTACTATCAGTTGTATCTACGCCAAATACTAATTCTTGCGGCGTAACACCTACATGCGGCGCAATCTTAATAGCCCATTCTGGTGTCATTTTCCGACCGCCTGCGTCAGGCCCTGCCGCAAGCCGCCAAATTTCTACAGCTTGACACCCAATTTTCTTCGCAAGTTCTTGATTAGTTAGCCCTGCATCTCGTATGATATGCTTTAACCGACCTTCGTTATCTTCGCGTCCCATACGACTGACTCCTCTATCTTTGTTGGATCTTTCGCGTCTTGCGTTAAGAACTGCGTCTTGATCGGGCCAACACCAAGCGCCATCCAGTAACGCGCGCCTGTGGCTGGCTTGCCGTTCCAATTTTGCAAGTAAGTGAACTTAATCACGTCTTGATAATAGACGCCAAGCACATTGATCTGTGAGATGTGCTCTTCGAAATGCACGATCTGCACGCCATTACTCGTCGCTGGCGGCCAGCATTTAAAGAAGTCGAACTTAGGATAGTTGATGTAATCAGACCCAACGTCCTGAAATTCACCCCAGCCAATAGGCGGGTTGAGCACTACCTTCTTATTGTTCGGATAGTCGTCGCGCCATTCCGCAACGCCAAAGCCAGGGTTGTAACGATAATACCATTTGTTCAACCATGTGCCTGCGCTGTCGTAGTTGTTATACAACATACTATCGCTGCCTTTGTCGTAGCTAAACACAGACGTGAACGACGGCGTATCCGGCGCGGTGTAGTCAAAGCGGCGTAGTTCGCCTGACTTAAAGAACGGCCAATAGGCCGGAATGAATAGTTTGCTCATTTCTTCCTCATATGTTTAGCGGCGATTTCAACCATCTCTTTTATCAACTGCTGTTGATAGCCTTCCGCGCATGTCTCAGGGATAAAACCGTCGCTGCCCGCATATACTTCGTAGATCTCTCGCATTGCCGATTCTAGTTCTTCGATACGAACTTTTAACGCCGCGTTGTCTTTGTCGCGCCAAAATTGCACCCACTTAGCAAGATCTATTTCTAACTCTGCAACGCGCTCGCGTAGTCGCATATTTTCTACACGTGTCTCTACGTATCCTTCGTCATCCGCCACAGCGCACCTTATCCTTTGCTAGAGCTAGTCTTGTCTGCGCCGCCCGTGGCGTAATACCAAGGATTACGGCGATGTCTTTGGCCTTAAAGCCTTTACGAAACAGATCATAGACCTGTTGTTCTTTGGGCGTAAGGCGCGTTGCATCATTCCAAACTTTACGTTCGGCCATCTTCTTATCTTTCTGTTAGAAAAAAGCGGGACGGCCTGTTGTCACGCGAAGCCGTCCCGACATATCAGCTACGACGACGACGGCCCGTGCTTGCCGATTCAGCTTTCGCCTCACCAGCGCCGTTATAATCTAAGCTGACCCAGTCAATGACCTTGAATACAGGAGTGTAAACACGGCCATAAACTTTGTGCGCGTAATACTCGCTGCCAAGTTCTACCAACGCCACATTATTCGCGTGGTCTTTATCATCTTGGTCTGCGACTTCGTTCATGAGCGCGATTAACGCACGCTTGCCGCCGACTGATGTGGTTGAGAAACGCGCGTCAAGTCCTTCGTCTGAACCTTGCACACATTTAACAGCCATACCAAGCTGGTTTTCCCAACCGCGCTGCGCGCCGCTAGGAGCTGGCCCCAAGTCAATCGAATCAAGATCAACATCTATGGGATACATCTTTTCTGCTAACACTTCGCCTTGACCCCAAGCGATGAAGCCGTGGACAAAAGACAAAGGATTAACAGCCCATACGCTGCCCTTTTCAATTTCAGTCTGGTCAGCCCCGACAACCCAATGGCCGGTTTTGTCCATCTTGATAATTGCCATGCCAATAGGCGCTGTGTCGGTCTTAACCGAACGCAACACCTGTGCAAGATTAGAGACTGTAGGAGCGTTACCAGCAAACTTTACGAGATTAGACATTACTTCACCTGTAGTTTAGTTGTGGCAGCACGGATGTGCTTGCCGAGTTGCAACACGGCTGGGCGCGGATCTGACTCCGGCGCAATCGTGTTACCCGTTGAAACAGCGACGACGTGATCTTTCGGCAAGTCTAGCTTGTGTTTCTTCAACACCTTCTCTAGCTGCGCTGGCGATCTTAACTTCGTCTCTGTTAATTCATCAAGCTCAAGTCCCATTTCTCTAAGAGCTTCCAATGCGCCTTCGTCGTTGACCCACTGTCTAGTGGCACGCTTTGGCACAAGTTTAAATCCTGGGATGGCGATACCGTTCTCAAGCGCTTGTTGCGCCATCTCACGAACTTCTTTAGCCCATTCTTCAACGCGGTCAGCGATAATAAGCGCATTGCTGTAGCCCTCTGGCGTAATGCTGTTAAGTTTAGTCCGTAGCGCGCGTTCTGTCTCGCCCGTCATCGCAGGGCAGATAGGCTTCGCAGGGCACCACTTGCAATGATCGCCAAGCGTTATAGGCGGATTAGGCCGCAACGCTACCGTTACAGCATCATACAGCTCACGCTCAAACGCCTTAACGCGCCCAGGCGTTGTAAGCCAACGCTTGACATATGGCGGCTGAACAATGACGCACTCTATTTCAGTAACGCCCTCGAACGCCCAGCGGGCTTCGTCAGTCCGCATAGCCGCAGCGGCATAAAACATAAGCTGATGGTTCTCGACAGCATCCACCGCCACCCCATCACCAAACTTCCAATCGAGAACAATTGCGCGATTGCCAATACGACCAATGAGATCACAGGATCCGAATACGCCAGCTAGATACCCTCCAAAAGAGACGGAAACTTCAGTCTGAAATTCCATCTGTGTGTCAGGATCAATCTCATTCAGCGCGTCAAGGGCAGGGCGTAATTTACGCTCAATGAGATCATCGCCAAGACCAAAGTCATCAACAGATGCACCGTGAGAGAGGATCTTATCCATCGCGTCATGTAACAGTGATCCTTCTTCTGCATATTTTGATGTTGGTTTTGGGGGAACGGATTGCGCCAGCTTAACTGAGCCAGGGCAGTTCATTACGCGCTTCGCTGTAGAACCGCCTACTATATCCGAGTGCATTGTAGACTACCTTTCGTGATTTGCATACTAGACAATTTATTACAGATGTGTCAATAAGTTTTTTATGACTGATTTGGAAAAAGACATTGAACGCTACTTTGTTAAGTCCGTTCAATCACTTAGCGGCGTTGCCTTTAAATTTAACAGCCTATCGAATCGTGGCGTTTCTGACAGAATTGTCTGTTTGCCAAACGGCGAGACGTGGTTTGTAGAGTTAAAGCAAGACGGCGGCAAGCTGTCTGCGCTGCAAAAAATATTCGCCGAAGATATGAAGAAGTTGAATCAGCGTTATGCGTGCCTCTGGAATCGTGAACAGGTAGATAGATGGACTTACGACCGTATCAACATGAAGCCGCAGACTTCCTCTTCTGTCAAAACAGAGCAATGATTCTTGCGCCGGTCGGCGCAGGTAAGACCGCAATAACGTTAACCGCAATGACAGAAATGTTGGCGCGTGGTTTTGTGCAACGTTGGTTAGTGCTTGCACCAAAGCGTGTTTGCACTGATGTTTGGCGACAGGAAGGGCAGAAATGGTGCCCTGAATTTGAGATAGCTGTTGCTGTTGGCACGCCAGCGCAACGCAAAGCCGCCTTCGACTCTGACGCCGACATTGTGGTGACGAACTATGACAATATTCCTAGCATTGATCCCACTGGCTTTGACGGTGTGGTTTTTGATGAGCTTACGCGATTAAAAAACCCAAGCGGTAAAAGGTTTAAATACCTACTGAAGATCCTTGATAAGTTCCATATCCGTTGGGGCTTGACAGGATCGTTTACATCGAACGGCCTAGAGGACGTGTTCGGTCAGTGCAAAGTTGTTGACCAGAAACTGTTAGGCCGCAGCAAAGGCGCGTTCCTGCAACAGTATTTTTATTGCGTTAATCGAGACTACCAACAGTGGGAACCGCTGCCGGAAGCGCTCGCACATGTCATGGCCGCGATAAAACCAGCGACATATGTGTTAGAGGCTGGCGAATATAAGGATAAGCTGCCGCCGCTCAACGTCGTCGAGATGCGCTGCGATATGGATCTCGCGCCGTATAATAAGATGAAGAAAGATTTTGTCCTAGAACTAGGACAGATCATTACAGCACCAACCGCAGCCGTTGTCACGCAAAAATTACAACAGCTTGCGGGCGGTTTCATTTACGGCGCTGATGGCGCGGAATGGGTAGCTTCGCATAAGTTTGACCTATTAAAAGAAGTGCTCGAAGAGAACCAGCGCGCCAACACAATCATTGTATACAATTATAAAGAAGAGTTAGCGGAATTAAAAAGACAATATCCACAACTCTCTACTATGGACGATGAGAATGTCGTTGACAAGTGGAACAAAGGTGAACTGGAGCTTCTGGCCCTGCATCCAAAGAGCGCAGGCCACGGGCTGAATCTACAGTTCGGCGGCAACAAGATCATCTTCTTATCGCTTCCGTGGTCGCTTGAGCTTTACGAACAGACCATCGGACGACTGCACCGCAGCGGCCAGACAAAAGAAGTGTGGTGTTATGTTCTGATTTGTAATAAGACTATTGACGAGCGCATCTACGCAAGTCTGCATGACAAGCGTTCGTTAGCGGAGTTAGCTTTAAATGAACTGGCGTGAATTGAACGAAGTCCTAACGGACTATACGGAACAAGAGGTATTGGATCTCTTGGGTGACGAGCGCAAGAACGCTCGGCGGTCTACGGTCATTATACGTTTGCATCAGCGTTACACGACGTTGCGAATGTTGCGTGAGCGAGCCGAACTATTAGGGGAAATTGATGAATCCGCACGATCTATTACAACAGGCAAGCGAAATCATAAGCGAACGCGGTGAGAACTACGGTGGGATTGAGGATAATTTTCAGCTTGTTGCTGATTTGGCATCTCTGCGTCTGGGCCGCGATATTCATCCCTTTGAGGTAGCGACCATAATGGTTTGCGTTAAGAACGCTAGAGCCTTTAGCGATCCGACGCATATTGACAGCCGCCTTGACGCGATGAACTATGAAGCGTTTGCGGCTATGTTCGCTAATGATTACGTGAACCAGAAGGCCGCTACCGGCGCTAACATCGGATACAAGAAGCGCGCTAATCTAACGCCCGCTAAGAAAGAAGAATTAAAGCCTGCACGCCGCGCGGAGCTTGCCGTAATCGATGATAAACTGAGCCGTTTCGGTTCCACGGAGCCGCCGCAGTTCAGCGGCAACAGCGCGCTGTTGAGCGACTGAATACTGAGCGAGTGGCGGGCATGACCCGCCGCTCGTTGACTGGCAACTAGAAAGTGCCGTTGTCGAGATCAGTAGCAGTATCGTCCACGGTTTTAGGGGCCATAACGACATTGGTCTGTTGTGCTTTCAGTTTGGCTTGCAGATCCATACGACGTGTGACTTCCTCACGCCGCCCGCGATCATAAGCATCAGCGATTAACATTTTAACGCCGCCGTAAAGCACCGTTAAAAATAAGCCAATTAAGATAGCAGTTGTCATGCGCCCGTGACGTTAAAGTCTTTAGCGCCGATGAGGCCGATAGCGACAAGCGCAGCCTGGAGCGAAGACCAGTCGAGCGTCTTGGTCTGCCAAGCGTTGAAGAGGACGCCGATCAAGGTGATGATTCCTGGGATAGTTGTTTTCCAATTCTTAATCATTCCATTGTCCTCCTGAAATAAATGCCAAGCATAAATGCTAGTTTTGCACCGTATGAAATCGACGCAGCAACGGCGACGATATATACGATCCTATCCAACAAGCGCGATAATCTGCGCTTTAACATCAGCTATGCGCGCCGCCCATCCCTTGCCAAATGTTGACCAGATCGACAAGGACTGCATGAACGCCAGCCGCTTGTTTGTGACGGACATAGCAACATAGGTCTTGGTGGCTTGTATCGTTGCAGGGCCGATTTGACCGTCTTGCGTAACGCCAACAACAGCTTGCAAGGTCTTAGCTGCGCGGCTGACTCCGCTGTTCACAGCATAATCGAACACAGCAAAATCAACGCCAGCGGGCAGATCATCTCCAGAAATACGATCCCAGTATTGCTGTTTATAAATCGCTGCCACAGTAGCATCACTGATGTTGCGAACACTTTGCGTTGGGAGGTTCTGTGACTTTTGCCAAGCATCATAAACCGCTTGCGTAATTCCCTTATTCGTCGGGCCACCTGGATCTTTTGGATGGTCAACGTAGCCGCCCTCATATTTAAGAACTTGTTTGAGAGCTTGCGCGTAGTTCTCTTTCATCTATCTGCTTTCTGGCTCACGATGTCGCGTATGGTGTCAAGCTTCGTAAACACTTGGTTGAGCACGGTGTTAAATTCTTCGCGAGTAACGTAGCGGCCAGCAACCAGAACTTCGATCTCGCTGACCTTTTCCGCTAATTCTTTATCAGCGCTCTGCAAATCTTTGACAGCGCCCCAGACGGTATTCAATACCCATCCGCCCAGGACGCCGATCACGCCAACGGCGACATCAAAAAACACTTGATATTCAGCCATTGGTGTCATCTCGTCATCGCATTAAGGGGTTCTTCTACCATCGCGTTATAACCCCTCTGTGCCGCGAGCATTTGAGGGCTACGCATGACCGCCGCAGCGTTTTTCATAACTTGCGCGCGTTTCTCTACCGTGGTCTTCATTTTACGGCCAGCCATCATGGCTTCGCCTAATAAAACTGCCATAGCTTTTGGGTCAAGATTAGCCATAGCTATTTTAATAGCTTCTTGTTCGCCTACCTTACCTTGAAAAGCCTTAAAGACGCGGGTGGCTAACACAGCGGTAAAATCTGTAATAACTTGCGGGATTCTAAATGATGCTTCTTCACCAATCTTAGCGGCTTTTGGCCCCATCTGTCCGCGCCAAGCAGCTAAATCGGCGAACTGTTCTTCACGCTCCAAATCACGCGCAATGTTTTTAACTAGCTCTATTTGTTTAGGCTCAAGTATTTGATTCAGATCTTGATAGCGCGGGGCTGCATCTATCGCGCGTTGAATAGTTTTAGGCGCATCTTTCGCCGCAGCCTTGACAAACGCCCGCCCGCGTTGCTCACCTTTCATAACGCCCTCAAGCGTATCTTTGAGGTAAGACAACACTTCTGCTTGGTTTACAGGCTTACTAAGGCGTGCATATTCAGCGCGAGCGGCAGCGTATTCAGGGACATTGGAATCAAGCCAATTAACAAAATCTTTACGCGCCGCGCGTAACGCGTTCAAATCCATGCGCTCAATTGCAAATTCTCTTGGGCCTTTTGTTATTATTCGATCCATAGCTGTCTTCATATTATGAAGATCACGGACTGAATATTCAGCCATTGTTGCAGGCATCTCTCGCGTAACTGGGCGTCCAAACTCATCCAAGATTGCAGACGCAACAGTTTGTGCAGGGGCTGTTTCGCCTATCTTAAATGCTTCACCTTTATTCTTAGCAATATCCCGCGCAACGCGTGCAACATCGCCAATAACAGGACGTGACATTAATTCTTGCAATGTCGCATCTTCAGGCACTTTTATCTTTTTAGCCGCTTCATACATCGGCGCGGTTATACCTTCGCGTCTTGCACGCGCGGTTTCAACACCTTTAGGGCCACCTGCCGCAGTTTCAAGCGCTTTTTGGCGTGCGGCTATATTTGCCTGTTCAGCCGCGCGGAATTGATCTGGCGCTTCTTTCATCGCTGACATCAAAAGGCCCGCAAAACCTGTAGACGGGACTCCAGACGCAACAGCGCCGGCAGTAGGTTGCGTCCCTGGAACAAGCTGCGCTTGAGGAGAACGTAATGCATTAATTATAGGAGCGCCTTTATCGCCAACGGCTTGTTGAAGCGCATAATAGCGAGGCGCAGCAATACGATTAGCAAACTCAGTTCCTTTAGCCATCAAAGGAATTGCAGCATTTTGAATGCCGCCTGCGGCTAACCGCAATGGATCAATGGCTTGTCCAAATTGTTCAAATGGGCGCGCGGCCTGAGATAAACGCGGCGCATTTATTACCGCGCCGCCGGCTTGAAGGGGCTGCGCCAAAGCCGGTGTCCGCGCCGCTGTGCGTCCAGCCGCGCGAAGTCCGCCTCCAATACCACTAGCGATCATAGAAATATCAGCCATCGTTCCTACAGGATCTGTGGCAATAGCTTCTTTCCAGCCGTCTTCTGTAAAATATCGAGCATAATGCCCGCCTGCCGCTTCAGCGGCTTGTTGAGCCTGCGCGGCGAAGTCAGGATTCTCTAATTTAGAAAGATATGCAAACGCAGTTGTTGGCAGCGCTTTCTCAGCTACCTTTCGCATCGCGCCATACCCTGTTAATTCCAAACCTCTAGCAGTTTCTGGAATATTCATAGGGTTAAGCATAGACAGCGTTTCAGCGCCAAATTTATACCCACTGGAAGGAATGTTTGTGACGCCTTCCAAAATGGCTTCAGGCCATGTGCGGCGTTGATAAGGCATAGCGTCTTCAGTTACTGGCACTTGCGGCGCAGCTTCAGTGGAGACTGCACCAAACTGACGCGCAAGAGCGCCGTAATCTGGGCCTGCCGCTGTAGGTTGTTCTTCCTCTCTAAAGTAAGGAAAAGATTTTCGAAGTTGCGCTGCCTGTTCAGGCGCAAAAGATACTTCGCCCGCTACATCGCTTTTAGCGCCAAATCTTTTAGCGATTGCAGCGTAGTCAACCATTATCGTTTTCCTACTTCCATGCGCTGGATATAAGTTAAAAATTCAGTTGCTTGTTTGCGATCACTGAAAGTATGTGCTGAACCAGTAGGATCTGTTACGGTAAATCCATTTGGTGATTCTTCGACACGCTGACGCATGACACCTTCAGTTCTAATACCTTGCGGATCATACGGGTTCTTATACTCTACGCCTAATAAACGTGTAGCATTTCGTTTAATGCTACGATAAGCATTTAAACGCTCGCCGATAGTCAAATCGGAATTGCCAATATCACCGGCTTGCTTTTCAAAACGATCTGCTTCAGACGCCGCCACGCCGGCTGTTGCAAGTCTATTACCCGCAAAAGCTTGCGTAAGGTCAGCCGAGATACGCTTAAGATCTGTATCAGCTCGCGCTGCCGCGCTATCGCGGCCAAATTTACGCGCAATATCAGTTCCTTTTGCGCTTAACATACCGCTAGACGCGCGTCCTAATACAGGCTCAATAAGATCCACGCCCGTGTCGGGGTTATATGCACCGGCAGTTAAGATCTGTTGCATCACATCTTGACGACCACGTTCAGGTGAACCTAAAGGCGCGGCAGCTCGAATGCCTGTTAAACCTGCGTTTCTTGGCGCGCCTGGAGGCGCGGTCATGTCTACGCGAAGATCTGGTTTAAGTTGTCCTGGCGTAGGCGTAATAGGAACACCCGTCGTAACAGGTCGTTCTCCAGGCTGCGCGGGATATGTTAGCCAATTCTCGCCAGTGTCTTCATTACTTTGAAGTACCGCGCCAGGAACTCCTGGCATTGGTTGGCTATGAATGCGCCCACCAGTAGCCAATCCTTCAGTGCCAGGAACAACTTTGCCACCTTCTTCAGGTGCATATTTACGAATAGCGACTTTTTCTTTAAACCCTGTTTTTGGATTTACGCGGTCTACATATTCAATTTCACCACGACGTTTTTGTTCTTCTTCAATTTGTTTACGATATGAGTCCGCTGTGTTAAGGTATTTTTGAATTTGTTTTTGGTCAAAGTTTTCAGGTAAATGTTCCGCTATTTTTGGATCGTATCTTCGTACTTCTTCTTTTAAATCCGCGTAATTATTTTCATCCATATTAGATAACAAATCGCGCGCTATCCCAGTTCTTTTAGTTACAAGGTCTAACATCGCAGAGTCAGCTTTTGCTAAAGCTTCTTTACCTAATCTCTGTTCTTTAATGCCTTGGGCTTCTTTTTCTGCCATTTCGTATGGCAACATTTGTTGTCTAATACCTAACATCCCGCGTTGATTTGCAGCCGTAGCAGCGTGCATAGCAGCTTGTTCTTGCGCGCTCAGAACGCTTAATGCTTCAGGTAAATAACCAGCTTTTGCTAACGCATTATAGGCTGCGGGCGATCTAATGTCCGCGCCGCCTAATATGCCAGTTAATTGATTTTGACGCTCCATCTCACGCTGCAACTTCTCATATTCAAGCTGTTGAAGCTGTTGCTGTTGAGCGCGAGCGCCCATCATCTGGTATTGCGCCAGCATGTTCGTAAAGTCAGTGGGCGTGTTCGCTAGAGCGTTGCGCGAAGCTATTGTGTAATCAACTGGCATATTTAAGTCCTATAGGCTGTTGGCGCGCCTTGAAAACCAGGGCTAAACCCAGCGGCATAAGATGGCATACCGTTTAAATAACCTGCTTGGTTAGCGTATATGGAAGATCTGCCTTGAGGCGCAAAACGATCCGCCATGCCATATGCCATCATAGCGTTAACTGGCGTGTTAAGCGCGCTCTGAAGCGCTGACGCGCCGCCCATGTAACCTGAAGCGCGGGCAGACGCTGCGTTCTCCATGCCGGTCGCATACGGATTAGCTGCCGCTAAAGCCGTCATTTGAGGGCTTGCAAGCCCTGTATACGCGCCTGCTATTGTGCCGCCAGCATTAGAAGCTAGATTACCGAGATTAGCTCCAGCCGTCGTTGCAGCCTGTCCTAAATTAGCGCCGGTGCTAAATGCACCTTGAGCGATGTTGCCGCCTGTAGTCAGCGCGGCTTGGCCGAGGTTAGCGCCGGTCGTAAATCTATTACCGGCTAATTGATTGCCTGTAGTTCCTGCAAGTTGGGATACTGTCCCCGCCGCGCCTGCGCCTGTGCCAGCAATATTTTGCAGCCCTTGGGTAACAGCTAACCGATTAGCCATAAAACGATTATAAGCATTGCCATATTCTTGACTTGCTAAACCTTGACCAAAACGCTCGGCTGCTTTTAATGCGCCGCCTGACCCCGCTGTGCCGCCAGCGCGAGCCATATTGAGCATAGATTGTTGACCCTGTTGTTTAAGAAATTCATACGCAGGGTCTAATTGAAGTTGTTCATACGTAGGCTGTTGTGTATATTCGCCGCCCTGTCCATACAGTGCTGATAGACGATTAATTGCGCCTGCGCCCGTGGTCGTATAAGGCTCTTGAGCTGCTACGCCTTGGCCGTAAAATTGGCGGGCTATATCTTCGCCCTGTTGGGCTTGGCCTAAAATATCTGCGCGGCCACGGCCATAATAATCTGTTAGCGCCCCAGCGCCTCTACCATAATAGTCCTCTAAATCCTGTCGGCCTTTGCCATAAAACTCTCTTACGTCGCCAGTGCCTTTATCATAAAATTCACGGCTTGCCGCTGCGCCTTTCTCGGCCATCTGGCGCGCTTGCTCAAGCGCTTGTTGTTGAGCGATATAACCCAACATGCCACCCGTTTGAGCGGCCTGCGCCTGTGTGCCTGCCGCACGCTGTGAAGCCGCATAGCCAGCCCCGCTACTGAGCGCGCTTGCTGCGGTGCTTCCTAAAAGGGCTAGTGTGAACGGATCCATAATGCCTCTTTATATCATGAGTTACTTAAAAATCTAACTGTTGGTGCCTGTGCAACGCCAACGACCTCATTACGGAATGACTCAGTTGCCGCTGCGCCCTGACGGACTTCTTTGGCGACTTCAATCTGAAGCATAGGTAGCGCCGCCACAGCGCAAACCCACTCGTCTACTTCTTTGCCCGTGTTGGGGTTTGTGCCCCGTAACAATGTAAACCACGCGCATTTGAGTTGCACGCAGTCTTTCTTAATCAAAGGGCAAAAAGTTCCGTTTTTCAGTTCCATGTTAATTCTTCGTTGCGATGATTACGTCTACATACTGAACAGCAAGATTAATACTTGGCGCGCTGAAGCCGTGACTGTGACCGCCGCTGCCGCCCGTGCCGCCAATAGAAGTTGATGCGCTCAAATTAGCATTTCCTGTGCCTGTAGTGCCTGTTGTATTACCAGTATATGAAGCGCCAACAGCAAGACCACCTGAACCACCAGGGGTAATAACGCCGCCGAATGTATGAGTATGTCCGCTATCTGACACAGAAGTTGACGCGCTGTGGTTGTGAAATGGGATATCAGTCACGGTCAACGTATAGCTGGCAACAGTGCCAGTGACAGCTTGAGACGCAAAAGCCGTTGTGAAAGCTACCGAACCGCCTGACGACGCTGCGCCAGATACGACGCGGAGCGCTTTGTTGTCGTGCGTTGTTGATTTCGTCCAGCCTGTCGGAGCGGTCGTTTGAGCAAACAACATCGCCGTGCCGGACGGTATATTCGCCCATGCGCCGGTAAAGCTAGTCGCCGTAACAGATCCAGTAAAGGTAGATCCGCTAGAGTTAATAGTAAGCCGCGTTCCGGCGTTAGTCTTAACCGTAAAGTTACGGTCGTCACTTACATCGAATATAGAATCCGTTGAATCCGCCGACATAACTGTGCGGGATACGCCGCCAGATGTCGAGATCTGAATAGCGCCGCCAGCTACGTCAATAGCGTTTGCGGGTGTTGCGGTGCCAATACCTACCTGACCTGTCGTGTCAACAACAAATGGCGATGAGTCAGGATCCGCGGAGTCTTGCACTCTAATAGCCGCGCCTGCGCCCGTTTGCGTGACAAGAAGCGCTGGGCCAGAAGTATTGGCAGAAATGGTGACGTTACTGGAAAAGACCGGCGACAACGCCGTAGATGGCGCGGCAATATTATCGACCGTCCAAATCTCAGTGCCTTCGGAGTTTGTCAGTTTAAATTTATAGTTAGCTGACGATAACCAGATATTAGCTTCGCCACGCGAATCCAACACAATAGGATTGCTGTTCGCCGTCGCTGCGGTTGAGTCCGTGTAGGTCGCCTGCGGCGTGGTCGTGCCAGCTTCATAAGTATAGAGAAAACCGCCTGCCAGCGGTATGCCTGCGGCGTCAATAAACTGAGCTTTAGCGGTGGGCGATACAACAGCCATTTAGACACCTACACAACTTGTAACGGTCAGGATGACCGAAGGAATAGCGGGAACGGGGCTAGACGCAGCCACATAAGGTATTCTGACGTTTGTGCTATCTACCGAATATATAAGTTCAAAATAATCACCGGTCTGAAGGTTTAGCACGAAATTCCACGCCGCAACAGCCGCCGCGTTAGACCCGCCGCCTAAAGTTACTTGCGTAGCAGAATCATCAACATTTATGCCGTTAATGCGTGGCCATATAAAAACACTATGCCCCGACCCAGATATATTTTGTAGCTGCGCCGAAAACTGAAAATTATAAGTAGCTGTATTGTCTACATAAATACGCGACGTTGGTGTGCCAACATAGACACCGTATGTTACATCTGAACCGTCAGCGCGTGTAAACGTATTATTAAAAGTTATTGCATACGCCGTGTTAATTGCGGCAGGCGTAAAAGTCGTTGTGCTATAAAACGACCCATACCGCCGTCCAGCTTCAAGAGCTTGGTAGGTATTAAAAAACCAACGATACCATGGGCGGTTAACGAATCCCGTAGCATCATCGTTCATTTTGACGCGAGCGGCGGGGATCTGAGTGTTGTTATCAACTAGATTAGGCATTGGTCGGGCTCACATGCAGTTCAGCGCCCATGATGGCGATCTGAACAGGGTCAGTGCCCGATATCTCGTAGACCCTATCGCGAAGTTTGAGTGTCATGCCAAGACGCCGCCAAATCGTGCGGTAGCCTGTCTGACCGATCTTACCCATAGATTTCCAATGCTCATTTGACCATGTGTGACCGCCATCGTCAGACCAGCGCAGCATGACCTGTGGATCTGCACCAATCGTAACTGAGTATTGAGCGTAGTCGCGGATCTTTAATGCAGACCCAAAGCGGTCAAGAATGAAATCATCATTGCGGTCATAAATATAAATAATAGCATTGACTTCCTCCTGACTGTAGCCTGGAAGACCGACGCCTGCCTGACAGTCGAGCTGAAGACTATGCTGCGTCGAACGATTTAGGTCGTTCTGGCCAGTAGGCAGAGCACGCCATGAGCGTAGCCATTTTTGCGTCGTGCCTGCTTCTGAATAGATTGTTGGGTCATATGCAAAGATTTCGCCTGTGCGGTAGTCGCCGATGACGATCTCATTGTTGAAGTTCATCTGACAATTCCCGCGTGTGCGGGTAAAGTCATTATTTTCCCAGCCAGCGCGCTCATGCCAAGCGCCTGTCGCTACGTCATAAACCCATGTCGTGTTAGCGTTAGGAAAGTTAAGAACATAGAAGCTATGGCCGTCCTGTTGATAGGTGTAGCCCACAGCGTCAGACAGCGTTGAATATTGTTGGATTTGCCATTCGACCGCATGAGTCGAAACGCGCTCGCCGGAATAACCTTTAGAGCGGTAGACGATACCGTTACCGCGCGCGTCAGCGCCCAGCCAGAACAGACCGTTGTCGAGCTTGGCGACTGAATAAGCCGCAAGACAACCTATTTCGTTAAATGCGCCTTGGATACGCGCTAACGGAAAATCGGGCAAACCGGCGTCATACCAGACTTCGACTGAGTTTGTGCCAAATAGCCAGACTTCGCGATGGTCTACGATAAGCGTGACAAGATTGTCTGGCGAACCTTCAGCGCTGGCGAAGTAAAGCGGATCGACAGTCGTGCTTGTTGAATCCAAAACCCAGAAAATCTGACTGTCTGGTTGGTTATAGACAAACCAACCATCCAAAAAGCCGCATCCGACAGCGCCTGCAAAAGGAGCCGAAAGCTGCGTTAGAAAAGGGCTAAATGTCAGAGTGACGCCTGTATTGGTGGCAGTCGCAGCGGCTGATAAAACAAAATCAGTTCCGTTTGTAACGCTCGCAACCGTCGCGCCTGTAGGTATGCCCGTCCCTGACACAGGCTGACCAGGGTAAAGATACGTCGTGTCGCCGCCCGATACAGTCGTGCTTGTGTTGGTCGTGTTAAATGCAAGTTCTTTATACGTGCTATTGTAAATATATCCGTTCGTTCCGGCAGCGATAAACATCTGCCGCCCGTTGTCGGTCATATTGACTTGGCTAGAGCCGGAAATTGTTCCTATCGCGGTATAGTTCCAGTCAGAATCAATCCGATAAAGCGTCGTTGCGGATACCGCATAGCCATACGCCGTTGTCGCTGACTCGCCAGGAGCCGGGTCTATTGTGTCGCTTGTAAACGTCCAAAGCCCACGGACTGGCCCTGCGCCTAACGTCTGAAGAAAGCGCAGCCCTGGCGCGCGTTGTAGCCACGCAGGCTGCTTACCGCCTTCAGGCACAACTTCAGGGAATAGATTAACCATACGGTTGTCAGCCGCATTTGGACTGCGGGTGACATAACTAGAGCCAAGAATAGGCGTTGCGACCATCAGTAGTTGCCCGCATAGATGTTATAGCGCTGACGTGTGCCGACAATGCTGTAAGGCAGCGCCATGATGTCGTCAGGGTTATTGATGCGCTTCAGATTGCGCTTGCTATACATAGCGATCCGGCTGACCGTAGGCGATGGCTCAACGCCAAACTCAGGGGCCAGCTCGCAAGCCAGATTGTAACGGAACGCCCGTAGATACCCTGGCGGGAAAAGGATCGCCGTTGCTAGATTAGCAGGCTGCGACAGCTTTTCTACTGAAATGAAATGCCATTCTAACAGTCTTAAAGGGACTGGATAGATGACCATATCAATGTTCGGGTAGGTCATATTGGTGAATATGACCTGTGGGTAAGTAGACGTTACGGTCTTAACCGCAATGCCGTTATATTGTTGCTGATTGATAAATTTAATGCCGTAAGACACGTTGGTCTGCGGGTCGCGGAAGTAGGTAGAGTCGTCCAGCAATACAGGGCGCTCGCCCACGAAGTCGCCGGTCGGGCCTAGCGTGCGGTTTTTCTCGCCTGCGGGCCAAAGAAAGGTCTGATCCTGAGTTGAGAACACCGACAGTCGTTCGGTATTCCAACTGTCGATCATTTGATTCAGAGCAAATAGCGCGTCATTCGCTGTCTCTGACGAGGGCGTTTCGCCTTCGGCTAACACTCCGAGGAGCCTCAACGCTCCCACGATCTGATCGTAACACGAATATGTCGTCATTTGGGTCGAACCTCTCCCAGCCGTTCTCAATATCGGCTTCGGCCTCTAGGTCGAGACACGCCACTTTAACCCCATGTTCGGGGTGTTTCAAATAAATAACAGCCATATGTAGCTTTCTATTAATTGGCGGGCCGTAGCCCGCCGATTTTAATTAGGTGAGAACTGGAAATTCCCATTTACCCGCAACTGACGTGAACAGTTTACCAGCGCCCGTAGCGTTAGTCGTTGTTGCCAACGATCCCGCAGGGGCAGTCGTGGTGGTCGTTCCAGCCGTAATAGCAGTAGTCAGGAAATACAGACCAGCCGTTGCGTTAGCAACAACAGGGCCGGTAGTAGCCGTCGAGGTAAACGTGCCTGAGACAGTAGCTGTCGTCAGAGTCGCGCCGGTAATCGTAGGAGCCGAGATAGTGCCTCCGCTGATCGTCGCGCCCGTAATGGTTGTGCCACTTACGAGTTCGGGATCAGAAAAGGCAACACCTACAGGTTTTGTGTTTGGCATTGCCTTTATCCTTTATTACGAGATGCGGTAAAGCGCCCAAGTGGTAGCACTGGTCTTACGAGCGCGATAGCGCTGTGTCGTTCCAGCAACAGCCGCAATGGTCATCAGACCCTGACTGCCAGAAGTGCCGATTGACCAACCCGTGTTTGTCGTCACAGTGATAACGCCAGAGCTGGAACCATCGACGTTGATGATCGAGAAGTCGAAGGTTGCGCCAACTTTAACGACCGCTATAAGTTCGGCTTCAAGATTAGCAACAGTCGGAAGCGTATAAGCTGCCGCTGAAGCGCCTGGGCTGCCAAGAATCAATCCACCAACGACCTGTGCAGCCGTAAGCGTAGCCGCGCCCGCGGGGATAGCCGCAGGGGTTGGCGTGTTGATGAAATTGGTGCCGGACAGATTGCCGTCACCTACCTGGTAGCCACCTTCGCCGTTCGGAAGCGCGCCGTAAGGGCCAAACGTCTCAAGCGGGTAAGCCGCATTTGCAGTTGTAGTCATGGATTAAACTCCAATAATAGGTGAACAAGGGGGCTTTAGCCCCCTTTTACTTAACCCCAAAGGCGAACGGCCATCTGCGGACGAATCACGCTGTAGCCATAGAGCACGTCAATACGGCAAGGCAGACGATCATTGTTGATGTCATACTGACGAACAACGCGGAGCGAAATGCCATTGTGGACTTGACGGCTTGCCATATCGACACCCTGCGGAAGCAGAAGATCGGCGGTAGCGAAGCTGATCGCGTCACGATGATAGATCAAGTTCTGTGGATACTGCGTTGAGGCAGCGCCAAGGAACGTGACCGCTTTGCCAGATACTGGCAGAGCGTCAACCGTAGCAAGAGCCTGAGAAGCCGAATACATCGCAGGAACAGTAACCGAAGCAGTCGTTGACGCCGTAACGTCAGCAAGAGCTACGAACTGATACAGCGAGCCGGTTGACTCACGGGTCTGTGGGTTGACAGCATACACGTCAGCGATGGTGAACACGTCGCCAGCTTTGATCGTCGTGGTCGTAAGACCCGTCAGAACAACAGTCGTTGAACCTTCGGTCGTGACAGTCGCATTGACAGTTACGGTGCCAGCGCGTGAGCCGGTCGTGAACTGCTTGATTGACTGAGACATATTCAGCTCGTCGTAGCCGAGGATGCCTTCACCAAACATGCCGTTCTTGAACTGCTTCGAGATAGCTGAAACAGGGTTGAACAGACCTTTCATGCCTTCGATTAACGCAGCGTTAGCGGCTGGGTTAACAGTGGCATAACGTGGGCTCATAACCGCAGCGTTCTCGTTGAGCTTCTGTTGAGCTTGCAACAAAACGAGCGACGTAGCAGGCGTGGTGCCTGGGGTGCCGACCGAGTTGCCGATGTATTTGAAGCTGTTTGCAACGTCGGCGTCGATAGAAGACGCGAGCTGCGAAATACGAGGCTTCAGAACACGTTCAGCGAAGTCGTCCAACTGCATCGTGAGTTCGGCGGTCGTGAAGTTCACGCCGATGTGCTTCTGGCTGGAAACAGTGAGCGTGGTGTATTGCTCGTTGTCGTCCTGAACCTGAAGGGCAGCGCCGTCCGTGACCAATGCGCGGTCAGGAAGACGGATGCGAAGGGTCGAGCCGATCTTAGCGCCTTCTACAGCGAAAGAGTCGTCATACTGACGGTTTACAGTGCGCGTGAGGACAAGACTATTCTCAAGGATCTCAAGAGCCTTGCGAGTAATCATGTCGATTGTTAAAATCGAGTTAGACATGATTTAATTACCTACGGTTTTGCGCTTCCCACTTCTTGATCTGTCGCAACCGTTCGGCTTCAATCCATTCTGACGTTGACATCGACTTCAGTGACCGAGGGTCTGTCGTATCATATCTAGGGCCGGAGCTTGACCGAGTAGCCGTGACAGGAGCAAGAGGAGCTGGCGCAGTTGAAGTGCGTTTTGTCGGCGGATCAGAAGCCAGTTTGGCCTCGATTCTACCGATCTCCTTTGCTTGCAAGATCGGCGGCAAATTGGCTATTCGATGGGCTTCTTTAGGATTAGACCCTAAGTGATAGATCACTTCGGGGCCAATATCGGACGCCTGTATCGCTTGAGCCATATAGTCCGTTACGGGAAGATTCGGGTTGTATGCGACCTGTTCAAAGTCATCATACTTGCTCCGAGCATCTTCTTCACGGTCTTGATATGCCTCAAGAACAGCCGTTTGTTGTCGCTCTGCTTCTCTTCGCGCTAGAAGCTGTTGAGCTTTTTGCTCCGCCAATGCTTCCGCATAGGCTTGAGCGTTCTCAAAGTCATCTGGCGCTGGCGGAGTCGCAGCTTTAGCCTGCAATTCTGCCTGAAGTTGAGCTAACTCTTGGGCTGCTTTAGCCGCATTCAGCTTCTCTTTGCGAAACCGCTTGTCGATCAGAGCGTCCAACTCTTTTTGAGTGAACATCTTTTCGGGCGGCTGTTCTTCCGGTTTATTTTCCTCAGTCGTTGGGGCCACCGTAGCTTCCAACTCTGGCGCGGTGCTTATCTCCGCTGTAGCGAGATCCTCGTCGCTCACGCGACCTCCTATCTTCCTAGCTATCCGGCTAGTCGGTAACCTGTATTATTACTCTTTAGGCGTCTGATCGTCAACTAATACCCAGTAGTGTCTTTAATTCATCTACCGTTAGCCCCGCCGCCGCAAGTTTCTCTTGTGGCGTTAGCGGTGCTGGTTCTGGCGGCGGGACGTATGGGTTAGGCGCGTTGCCTTCAGCTACCCAAGCGAGATAGGCTTGATAGTCTGTATTGGCTTCGTCGGCAGGAATAGACGCGCCATCAGCATCGCGGGTAACTGAGCTATTCAATGTAAGTGTATATGTCATCTATAGCTCCGCAGACATTGTTATGTAATTTGAGTTACTTCCAGGGACAGCCAAGGTTCCCGGTCTTGCTGTAGTAAAACCAGCAAAATTAGGTACTCCTAGAAGAAGTATTGCATATGCGGTGGAGAAATTTGACCCTAGCCCCGTAGCTGATTGATTTGCGTTATTAGTGCCATCACCTTGAAAATTTAAAACTCCTGTTTGCCCAAGTGTGGGCGCAACCCTCATGGTTGGTGATATTGTCCCCCAAGCATTCACAGTTGTTGCTGAAGGAGTTGCGCCAGAAAGTTGAGCTGTTATCTGATAATATCTTTGACATTGCGCCAACTGATCGGAGTAAATCTGCCTCTCATACGGAGTGGCGACTGAGCCGACTTCTAGTTGGACGCCGGTAAGGTTGAACGACCCAGTTGTAAGCCCTGTGCCAAGCGCAATAGTAACTTGCAGGCCATTCACGCAGCTTGTTGTCAGCGTGAATGTATTGCTGAACGTCGTCCAAGTGGCGTTAGCAATACTTGGTATTGTGTAAGTAGTAGCAGCCGATGTGGTAGACGTGTAATTGTCCAGCGCAGTCGGCGCAGCAAGCGCAATCGTTGCAGTCGTAACTGCCGAACCAGTGCTTTGATAAATACGACCAGATACCGTAACTTGAACGCCACTAGCCAAGTCTGCCGTATTAACGCTTTCAATGCGCTGATACACAGCGACGTTGGTAACAGACGCAGCGCCAGCGACATTTAAGCTATCTACAAATCCAGTCGGAACGGTTGTGGTGCTTTGCGTAACCGTAACAGTTGCGCCCGTAGGCGTCACAAACCAACGGTCTAAAGTATATGCGCCAGCAGTCGTAGCTGCTACAGAACCGCGCTGATAGACGCCCATATCGCCATTTATTAATTTATTGCGCTTGAAGCTGCTGCCCATCGCCAACGTGCCGCCGACCGTCGCGTTGGCAGAGCCATCTAACGTAATGTTAGGGTTCGTGCTGGCAGCGTTCTGGATCGTATCGCATTTAAGTGTAGCGGCCATTATGCAATTCCTGCAAGCTGCTCGTCAGTCGGACGAGGATATGTAGGGTGTTCCCACTTGGCGATATAATCGCCGCGTCCGTCGCTGTCGTTTTGAAGGAGAATTGTCCCAGAAAACAAACGAGAAAAATCTTCATCCGTAAGAGTGGGATAAAGTGTTTTAATTTTTTCTATTAATGTCATTATGCGGCCCTCACTAAAGAACCACTCATAAAGCATCCGACGTTAGCAGAAGAAGAATCCAAAGCTAAAGAAGTTCCGGTTATATTAGCATAAAGCTCAACGCCTTCAGTTGAGCCGTTCAGTAGTATTACATCAGACAGTGTAAGAATTGAAAAAGTTGAAGGAGTGTTAAACGCTTGTCCCATTCTATAGATAGAACTACTGCTTCCGTTATACTTATTAAGTTGCAAAAGCGCATACCCACTAGTAGTTCCTGAAAACCTAATACCGACATTTATCTGATAATAACCGGCAACAGTTGGTGTAAATCTATAATTTGTCGTATTATCAAAATTGTTGTTTGTATCAAACAATTTAGTAGGCAACTGCACCTTTGTATCTGTAGCGCTCGTTATAGACTGAGTTCCAGTCGAATACGCATAAAACGCAGGTCCATTACCAGCAACATTAGTTCCTAGCATCGTCTGCGTAACAGTCCCGGTGTCCGATGTCGTTACTACTGGCCCCCATGTCGTGCCATTATACCGCTCAAGCGTAGCTAACGTGGAGTTATAGCCAGTTTGCCCAGCATTAGGCGTGGCAGGGCGCGTGCCTGTCGTCCATGTCGGGAACGTCTCGCCCTTTGTGCCGTCAAGAATGATGGGCATTATTTCAATTCCTCATCTGTAGGCTGTGGGTAATCTGGATGTTCAACCATGATTACGTTCCTGATGTCGAAACAAGCAAATAATATGTCGTTCCGCCAATGTTAACGGCTATTTTGTTTGTGACCGTATTTGTTGTTGATGCACTTACAGCTGTTGACGCTAATACCGTCCCTGTAGCCGCTGGCAGCGTCAGTGTGTTCGTGCCAGCCACAGCCGTTGGTGTGACCGTAATCTGACCAGATGTTGCGCCTTTGAGGACTAAATCACCCATACTATACCACCGTCCAAGTTGCGCCAGACTCAACAGTGACGACTATGGTGTCATTGATTGTGACTGGGCCGAAAGTGCCTGCGTTCTTGGTAGAAATCAAAGTATAATTGTTCGTAACTTGCTGGTCGTTTGTATAAAAGATCTGGTTCGTGCCGCCGCCTGACGCGCCGCCGCCGACACTACGCCAGTTCGTGCCGTCGTAACCTTCAAAGCCTGTGATTGACGTATTAAACCGAATATACCCTGCCGCACCGGCAGGGCGTTCGCCCGTCGTTCCAACAGGAACAAGAATAGCATCCGTGTTGCTGATCGCTAATGATACAGCCGGTGTGTTGGTGTTAATGCCAACACGAAAATTAGTATTATCCCAGTATAACCGTGCATTATTTTGCGAATAGACGCCCGCCGCTCCGGCGAACACAAAAGATCCCGTAGTAAACGCCGTCCCAGTCCCGCTACCGCCGCTCGTAACCGCTAAAGGCGTCGATAACGTCAGACTTGTCGCAGCTATAGCACGACCGGCAGTTACATCAGAAATAGCAACTTTTTTAGTCGTTGTAGACTGAACAATCGGTAGAACTTCCGTGCCATCTAACGGTGTGTTAGCGGTAGGAAGTTGGGATATTTTAATGTCGGCCATTTATTCAGTCCTTAGACATTAATCGCCGCGACTTTGGCCTGAAAAGCCTTGATCCGTTCGTCCAACGCTCGTCGATCCGAGTCAAGTTTAACTGCAAGTGCAGCCAGCTTAATTTCTTGGTCAGCCGCTGCCGACTCGCGCTGTGCAATAGCCTTCTCAGCCGTTGCGACCGCAGCTTCGCGGGCTTTCAGAGCCTTATCAGCGGCGGCTTCTTTATCTTCGAGTATCTTTTCACGGGCGACCAAATCAGCCTTTTTGCTGTTTGCGTCAATGTTCTTCTTGTCCGCATCGGACAAGATCGTCGCTGCCTGCAACTTAGCGTTAGCCAGCTCTTCTTTAGCCTTCTCACGATCAGCAAGCGCTGCTTCAGTCGCGCCTAACGCGCCCTGACGTTTTGCAAGCTCATCCCGTAACTCAGCCATTTGAGCCAAATCTTTAGGAAGCTGCTTCGTAAAATACTGGACGTAATCCATTGACGGTGCGTCGTTTGAAATGTTCATATCAGCCTCAGACGTAATAACTAATGTTAAGTTTGGCGCTGGCTGTCTGTTCAATAAACTTGATCTTGCTCAGATCGCCGTCATATTGAAGCGTCACGCCCGCAGCCAGAGGCATACCAACCGAAGCCGTAGGAGCCGTGCCGTCGTCGCGCCAGCGGACAGCGTTTGTCTCAGGAGTAATTAGCGCAAAATTAGCTTTTACTGTCAGCCCTGTAGTAGGATCTGACGTGGGGACAGTTAAACCTGAAGCAGAGCTTAAAGACGTGATTTGCTGATACCCCAAGCAAGAGGTAATAGCTTTTAGGGTAGTAGCCACTCACATTCTCCTTCGTTCCGTGAACGACCTAAGTTCTACGTATAGCTGACTTACACTAGTTTGTGCAACATACGTAATCGTAGCATCATTGCCAGTTAATGAATAGAGGCCATTTGAAGCCAGAAATTCATACCCATGCGTTATAACTATATTTTGACCTGTTAAACTATACGTTCCATAACTAGCAGATAACACCTTACTTTTCAATAAATTGGCTGTCTGACCAGCAACCGTATATGTCCCATTAATCGAGGTTATCTGATACTGAACGACAGCGATGATATACTCGCCGGATTCCGTAACAAGGTAATCGCCACCTTCCGTTAAAAGTAGCAGATTGTCGGACATTATGTCGCCTGAAATACGCCGTTCACAGCATCAAGCGTTACCGTAACTGTTTCGCCTGCGGCCACCGCCTGACTAGATCCATAATCCCAGTATGCGACGTTCGTGCTCGTCGTTGTGTCTACAAGAACCGCATATTGAAATGAAAACCCCGCGCCCGTAGCCGTCCATGTGGTCGGACTGCCTAAAACGAGCTTAAATGTGCCGCCGGTCTGCGAGGCTGACGTAACAGTGGCCGCGTTGCCGCCCGTCGTATAGCCATTACCGTTGGCGACTTCAGTAATTGTGCCCGCCGCAGCGTTCACACCTGTGGCGAGCTTGATAGCCCATGAGTCAGATCCTGCATTGATGTTCTCAAACAGGTTCTCAATGGCAGGCTGGAACTTATTATAGCTTACTGTCGGCATGACTTAAGCCAAAAATTTGAGTTTATACAAAGTGCTGAGATACAGACCTATAATCTCGTCGATAATGTTCTGAATCGCCGTATCGTCCTTCGCACAGACCTTATACCGCAATTCCTCAACATCTTTCAGCGAATCTTCGAGAAATTCTGTCACATTTGTCGTTTTTTTAGCCGAATGGAGCGTAATTGGGCCGATTAGACCGTGTCTACCTTGGTAGGCTTCGGCTAAATCGTCAGCTAAACCGATAATATTCTCATAAAACTTACCCAGAGCCTTATGTTTCGCATAAGATCGCGTGTTCAGATGCACGCTATGCGTCACGTCGCGGGCTAGAAACAGATGTCCTATTAGATCCGCGCAGCTCATTGGCCTAATCCTGGTAACATTGGTTGTTGCTCTTGCCGTAAAGGCTCATTTCCGCGCACAAGATCGCCCGTATCCATCGCCGCCGCGACCGTTCCCATGACAATATCCTGTATTTGTTCAGGTGTCATGTTTGCAGACGTGGCCTGTATGCGTTTCGTTTCAGCGTCATACGCCTTGATCTGCGTGTTCTGTTCATCAATCGCCAGTTTCTGCATATCATAAGACTGTTGCAGTTGCTGAACCAGAGCCGCAGTCTGTTCCATCTGGTTCGCCATGTCGTTCATTTGAGCGCGCATCATCTGCGCTTCTGGCGACTCATCAGTCTGGTCAAGAACCTTCGGATCGAGCGTCTTGGCGAACCGCGCCGCCATCTCCTGCGCCCCTGGCCAGTCCATGTTCTTAATGAACAGATCGCCCGCCACAGCCCAGAGCTGCGGGTTGGTCTGCAAGATCATCTGCATCGCTTCCATCGCTTCTTGGCGCTTGGTCGCGTAGCTTGGGCCTGTCGTGACTACTACGTCGTAGATACCAATCGACGGGTTGTAGATCTTCTCAATGTCCAAACCTGTGATTGGATCCTTGATGACGCGGACTGGCTCCGGCTGGTTTGGATTGATCTTCACCATATCCACTTCGCCGTCGAGTCCGACGATGCGTGCCACGCGCTCCGTGTCGTAGATCTTAGGGATCAGATCGACTAGCTGTCTTGTCGTATATCGAACCGCTCGCGCGAGATTGTCCACGTAGTGATATGTGGATGTATCGCCCTGGTTTTGCCGAGCCAGAATCGCACGACCCGTCCTCTCGTTACTGGTCGCACCAATCGAACTGTCGTATTGACCCGTGGTTGCTTTGATATCTTCGCCAGCGCCCACTTTTGCCTGGATAAGGCCGGTTTGAGCCATAGGTGGCTGCGCGCGTTCAGGTAATGGCAGAGGAGATCCTGCGCCGTCAGTGACGTCTGGGTTGACTTCGAGATAAGGCCAGTTGTTCGTATTGGCGGTTTTCCAGTTTGTTTCGTATCCTTCAAACTGACCCCCATATCCGATAAATGGCGCTTTCGGAGCCAGCGCCAGCATTTCTGCTTCCTGGCTGACCCAGTAGTTATACATGCGCTGCGCGTCTTTCGCGTTACGCACTAGACCGCTGATGTAGAGCTGACCGTCTACCTCAAACTCGTTGCCCACCACGCGTATGACCGGTATATAATTACCCGCCCAGTCGCGTTCCTCTAACACCTCAAAGCCGTTCGTCTTCAGCCATTTAACCTGACGATGCTCGCTAGTGCGTGACTTCAGCGGCTTGCCAAACATAGCCTTGAGCTGTTTGTCCTGTGGCGAACCCTCAAAAGCCGTTATATTATCGGGGTAGAGATTGAGCTTTTTCTTCTGATGGTCGATGTAGAAATACTCAGCGATACGGACGGTTTCCTGGCTCATCCACATGCTAAGAGACTGATCGCCAACGCCTTGTGACATCATTACGCTAATAGGCAGCGCGTCTGGATACAGGCGCTCATATTCTTCTTTAGGAATGTCTTCGGTTATGAAGCACCATTCGGCGTCTGATCCGCAGGGATCGTGGATCATTGGATCCATATAAACGCTGAAGCTGTTACGGACGCGACCGATTTTTAGGTCTTGGTCGAACGAATCTTCGCGGCAATATTCCGTAAGGATTCGGATATAACCTTCTCCGTAGGTAACTTGATTGTCGCACGCGGTATCATATGCAACGTCCGCGTCGGAAAGGTATTCGATGTGTCTAACGATA